TGCAGATTTTGGTCTGTACGGAACCCGGGGGTTTCGCGGTTTCCCCGAAATGGGGTCTGACCTGCGGTTTTCGCCAGCACTTGTTGATTCCCGAAATGGGAGGAAGTCATCATGCCACCTGTACCTAAAGATCCTTCTGTGCGTGCTCGTCGCAATAAGTCTGCGACGCGGGCTACGTTGTCTGCGGATCATGATGTGGTGGCTCCAGACTTGCCGGATGGTGTTGCGTGGCATCCGTTGACGGTGCGCTGGTGGAATGACATTTGGGCGTCGCCGATGGCCCCGGAGTACACAGACTCGGATATCAACGGGTTGTTCCGTGTGGCGATGCTCTATAACGATTTTTGGACTGCCGATAACGCGAAGGCGCGTGCGGAGGCTCAGGTTCGGTTGGAGAAGGCCGACACTGATTATGGGACGAATCCGTTGGCTCGTCGCCGTTTGGAGTGGCAGATTGAGGCGACCGAGGATTCGAAGGCTAAGGGGTCGAAGCGGCGGAAGTCTGAGGCTGCGCCGGTGTGCCCACCGGAGCCTGGTGACGATCCTCGTTTGAAGCTTGTGACCTGACGGCCTTATGGCTGTTTTGCAGGTCCCTGCTGTGGATTTAGCGTTTCCTACGTTGGGTCCGCAGGTGTGTGACTTCATTGAGGATCGGATGGTGTTCGGCCCTGGCTCATTGTCGGGGCAGGCCGCACGTCTCGATGATGAGAAGCGCGCGCTGGTGTATCGCCTGTACGAGCTGTATCCGCGTGGGCACCGTTTGGCTGGCCGTCGGCGGTTCGAGCGGGCTGGTGTCGAACTCAGGAAGGGCGTAGCCAAGACCGAGTTCGCGGCGTGGATTTGCGGTGTGGAGCTGCACCCGGAGGCGCCGGTTCGGTGTGACGGGTTTGATGCTGCCGGCAATCCGGTGGGGCGGCCGGTGCGGTCGCCGGTGATTCCGATGATGGCGGTCACCGAGGAACAGGTGTCGGAGCTGGCGTTCGGTGTGCTGAAGTACATCTTGGAGAACGGCCCTGATGCTGATCTGTTTGATATCAGTAAGGAGCGGATCGTCCGGTTGTCACCTTCGGGTGGTGAGGATGGGTTCGCTGTTGCTGTGTCGAATGCTCCGGGGTCTCGTGATGGCGCGCGGACGACGTTTCAGCATTTCGATGAGCCGCACCGGTTGTTTATGCCGAGGCATCGTGATGCGCACGAGACGATGTTGCAGAACATGCCGAAGCGGCCGATGGAGGACCCGTGGACGTTGTACACGTCTACGGCTGGGCAGCCGGGGCAGGGCAGCATTGAAGAGGATGTGCTTGCCGAGGCGGAGTCTATCGCCAGGGGCGAGCGGCAGGACCCGTCGCTGTTCTTTTTCCGCCGTTGGGCTGGCGATGAGCATGATGATTTGTCGACGGTGGAGAAGCGTGTTGCTGCTGTCGCGGATGCTACCGGTCCTATTGGGGAGTGGGGTCCTGGTCAGTTTGAGCGGATCGCGAAGGACTACGACCGTACTGGTATTGATCGCGCGTACTGGGAGCGGGTCTATCTGAATCGGTGGCGTAAGTCGGGCTCGCAGGCGTTCGATATGACACGCCTGGTGCAGTGTGATGAGACGGTCCCAGATGGAGCGTTCGTCACCGCTGGGTTTGACGGGTCGCGGTGGAGAGATGCGACGGCTGTCGTGGTCACTGAGATTGCGACGGGACGCCAGATGTTGTTGGGCTGTTGGGAGCGGCCCGAGAACGTCGAAGAGTGGGAAGTCCCTGAGCATGAGGTGACAGCGCTCGTTGTGGACATGATGTCGCGGTTTGAGGTGTGGCGCATGTACTGCGATCCGTGGGGCTGGGATTCGACGATCGCCGCGTGGGCGGGCCGTTTCCCGGATCGGGTTGTGGAGTGGGCTGTTGGCGGCGGCGGCAGTTTGAGGCGTGTGGCTGCTGCGACGCAGGGTTATGCCGATGCATTGGCGACTGGTGACGCGGCGCTGGCTGCCAATGTGTGGCGACCGAAGTTTGTTGAGCATATGGGTCATGCGGGGCGGCGTGAGCTGAAGCTGGTGGACGATACAGGCCAGCCGCTGTGGGTGATGCAGAAGCAGGATGGCCGTTTGGCCGACAAGTTTGATGCTGCGATGGCGGGGATGTTGTCGTGGGAGGCGTGTGTTGATGCGCGTCGTGATGGTGCACGTCCGCGCCCGAAAGTGTTTGCGCCTAGACGGATCTACTAGTCGCCATAGAGACAGAGAGGGGGTCAGCTGTTGACTGCTTCAACGCCAGCGGAATGGCTCCCGGTATTGACGAAGCGTATCGACGACGGAATGTCGCGGGTGCGTTTGTTGGCGCGTTACTCCAATGGGGATGCTCCGCTGCCCGAGTTGACGAGGAACACATCTGCGGCGTGGCGTTCGTTTCAGCGTGAGGCGCGCACCAACTGGGGTCTGATGGTGCGTGACTCTGTTGCTGACCGAATCATCCCGAATGGCATCACGGTTGGTGGTTCCGCCGATAGTGATTTGGCGTTACGTGCACGGCGCATCTGGCGGGATAACCGCATGGATTCCGTGTGTAAGCAGTGGGTCAAGTATGGGCTGGACTTCGGCGAGTCGTATTTGACGTGCTGGCGTCGTGATGACGGTACGGCGACGATCACAGCTGACTCTCCTGAAACGATGGTTGTCAGCGTTGACCCGCTGCAGCCGTGGCGGATCAGGTCCGCTATGCGGTGGTGGCGGGACCTCGATGCCGAGTCGGATTTTGCGATTGTGTGGTCGGGTGACGGGTGGCAAAAGTTCGCCCGTCCGTGCTTTGTGCAGTCATCGTCCCGGCGCAGGCTGGTGACGCGAATCTCAGACTCGTGGGTTCCGGTTGGCGATGCTGTAGTGACCGGCTCGCCGCCGCCGGTGGTGGTGTACCAGAACCCTGATGGCATGGGCGAGGTGGAGCCTCACATTGACATCATCAACCGGATCAACCGGGCTGAGCTTCAGTTGTTGTCCACGATGGCGATCCAGGCTTTCCGTCAGCGGGCGTTGAAGTCGGCGGAGCATGGGTTGCCGAAGGTCGATGAGAACGGCAACGCGATCGACTACGCCTCGATCTTTGAGGCCGCGCCGGGAGCGTTGTGGGAGTTGCCCCCTGGGGTTGATATCTGGGAGTCCCAGGCGAACGACTTCACTCCGATGTTGTCGGCGATAAAGGAGCATATTCGACAGCTGTCGTCGGCGACCAAGACTCCGCTGCCGATGCTGATGCCGGACAGCGCGAACCAGTCAGCTGAGGGTGCGCACAACATTGAGAAGGGCTTCCTGTTCAAGTGTGAGGATCGGCTTTCGATAGCGAAGATCGGCCTGGAGGCCATCTTGGTTAAGGCGTTGCAGATTGAGGGCGAATCGGTTGAGGACACAGTGGATGTGTCGTTCGAATCTCCAGATCGTGTGACGCTGGGGGAGAAGTATTCCGCAGCATCTCTGGCTAAGGCGGCCGGCGAGTCGTGGGCGTCTATCCGGCGGAACATCCTGAACTACAACGCCGATCAGATCAAGCAGGACGATCTTGATAGGGCGCGTGAGCAGATAACTTTGTTCGCCCAGCGTCCCCAGGAAGATGGATCACGCTGAGTATGCGGCTGCGACCGCTGAACTGAGGCGCAGACTGCTCGAATATGTGTCCGCAGCGTGGACATCGGTAACGCTGTCTGACAGTGGACTGCAAGAGCTGACATCTTCGGTGGCACCGGTTGTCCAAGCGGCCCAAGAGTCGATGGCTGCCATGACTTCGGTGTACATCGCAGAAGTCACCCAGCAGTCACCGGTGCAGGCCGTCGAGGTCTCCAAGATTCGCGGTGTGCCGTCGGAGAATGTGTACGCGCGGCCCGTGATCACAGCACGTACGGCACTGTCGGAAGGAAAGAGCGTCGCAGCGGCACTCCGGGCCGGTCAGCGCCGTATCGAGAACCTGGCGGGCACCGACCTGCAACTAGCGAAGACGCACCAAGCTAGGGCGTCGTTCGCCCGCAGCGGCTTCCAGTTCTACCGCCGCGTCTTGACCGGCAACGAGAACTGCGCGCTGTGCGTCATCGCATCAACCATGCGGTACCGCAAAAACTCGCTGATGCCAATCCATCCGGGCTGCGATTGCGATATCGACGTGATCCCCCCGGGGATGGACTTCGACACAATCAGCACGGAACTTCTCAACGAAACGCATGACCAGGTGAAGGCGTTCGCGGACATCGCAGACCGCGGCGGACGCGCCGTCGACTACCGGAAGTTGATCGTCACTCGCGAGCACGGCGAGGTCGGGCCGGTCCTCGCATGGCGTGACCAGAAGTTCTCAGGCCCCAAAAGCATCCAGCGCTGACCCCCGGCGGTCTGGATAACGCACACATGTCCCGTAACGGGGCATGGCACAAAGAAAACCCATCCGCAAAGGAAACAAACCCTCATGTCTGATGATGTGACAGCAGAAACGTCGGAACACAGCGCCGTAACGGAGCCAGTGGAACCGGCAGGCGACCAGGACACAACCGCCACGGTTGAGGAGCCAACGCAAGCTCCGAAACCAACCGAGACGGTCGAGTTCTGGAAGAAAATGGCCCGCAAGAACGAGGCGCAAGCCAAGGAAAACTACGCGGACGCCAAGAAATGGCGCGAGTCGCAGGAAAAAATCGGCGACGACCCGCTGGCCCGGATCGAAGAACTGGCACGAAAGTTCGAGACGGCTGAGCGTGAACGCATCCGCAGCAATGTGGCGCGCGAAACGAAAGTCGACCCGGAGTTCATTCATGGCGACACCGAAGAAGAGATGCGCGAATCCGCCGACCGGTGGAACGAGTTCGTCAACAAGCGGATCGAAGAAGCGCTGAAGGCAAAGTTGGCGTCGTCGGCCGTGCCGACGTCGGAAGTCACATCAGACAAGAAGGTTGAAGGCCCGAAGCCTCTCACCCCCGCCGAGTACGCGGCGCTGCCGCCTGCCGAGCGGAAGAAAGCGCGAGAAGAGGGCCGACTCGACAGCTATCTACGTGGAGAACTCCACTAACACAGAAGGGAGCCAAAAATGGCTTTCAACAACTTCATTCCCGAACTCTGGTCGGACATGCTCCTGGAGGAGTGGACCGCCCAGACCGTTTTCGCCAACCTCGTCAACCGCGAGTACGAAGGCACCGCAAACAAGGGCAACGTGGTGCACATCGCTGGCGTGGTGGCACCTACCGTCAAGGACTACAAGGCCGCTGGCCGGCAGACCTCGGCGGACGCGATTTCCGACACCGGTGTCGATCTGCTCATCGATCAGGAAAAGTCGATCGACTTCCTCGTCGATGACATCGACCGTGTTCAGGTCGCCGGGTCGCTGGAGGCCTACACCCGTGCGGGTGCCACGGCCCTGGCCACCGACACCGACAAGTTCATCGCTGACATGCTGGTGGACAACGGGACCGCGCTTACCGGTTCGGCGCCTACGGACGCTGATGATGCGTTCGACCTGATCGCCACGGCGCTCAAGGAGCTGACGAAGGCGAACGTCCCGAACGTGGGGCGTGTCGTTGTCGTGAACGCGGAGATGGCGTTCTGGCTGCGTTCATCCGGGTCGAAGCTGACCAGCGCGGACACCTCCGGCGACGCTGCTGGTCTGCGCGCGGGCACCATCGGGAACCTGCTGGGTGCTCGGATCGTGGAGTCGAACAACCTTCGGGACACCGACGATGAGCAGTTCGTCGCGTTCCATCCGTCGGCTGCTGCGTATGTGTCGCAGATCGACACCGTTGAAGCGCTGCGCGACCAGGACAGCTTCTCCGACCGTATCCGCGCTCTGCACGTGTACGGCGGCAAGGTTGTTCGCCCGACTGGTGTGGTCGTCTTCAATAAGACGGGCAGCTAGCCACAGCGATGTTGCTTGCTACCGCCGATGACGTTGCTGCGGCGCTCGGATTGCCGAGCGCCGCAGCGCTCACACCGGAGCAGTCTTCCCGTGTGGATGGCGTGCTGGGCCGTGTCAGCGACACCTTCCAGCGCGTCACCGGGCGGGTGTTCACCACAGGGGCCACTCGGGTGCGGGCGCAGGTCGTCAATGGGCGCGTGTGGCTGCCTGGCGTGGTGGATGAAGTCGAAGCAGTCACGCTTACCGGTGGAGAAGAAGTCGCCTTCAACCAAGACGGTAACTATGTGGATGTCACCCGAAATGGGTGTCCACTCGTTACCGGCACAGTGGTGATCGTCGAATATGTTGGCGGAGGTGTGCCCGACTCTGTAACAGAGTTTGTGGCTGCGGTCGCCGCACGCCACCTTACGGTGACGCCGGGTTCGGTTTCATCGCAGGCGGTATCGCTGACGGCAGGGCCGTTCACCCAGCGGAACGCAGAGTGGGTGTCCGGGACGGCAGTGTTCACCCGGGACGAGTTAGAAGATGCGAAACGGTTCGCCAACCCTGCACCTACGATCACGATTCACAGGCTATGACGTTTCCAACCTCGTACACGGTGACGCATTACCCGCACGTCGGTGACTCGACGGATGGATTGGGGAACACGGTTCCCCAGCTCGGTGCCGGGGTGTCTGTTCCGGTGATCCAACTTGCCCCGCATGTGCAGGTGGTGGGGACGTATTCGATTGTGGAAACCGAAACGATCGATGTGGACCTGTACTTGCCGCCCGGTTCACCGGTGAAGGTGAAAGACCGTGTGGGGTACGGGTCAGATGTGTTCGATGTGGTTGCGGTTCGTGACTGGAACATGGGTTTTCACGGTTGGGCGCCGGGTTTGGTGGCAGAACTTCGGAAGGTGTGATGAATCGTGGCGAACGGTCCAACGAGGAAGAACCCTTTGGCGAAGTTCGGTGTGCGGCTGGACGATTTCGACAAACTGCCTGAGGTGAATCAGGGCGTCAACGAGTTCATGGACGAGTTTGTTGACGCGTGGAAGAACAATTCTCCCGTGGGCACCGGCGCTTACCGTGATTCTGTTCAGGTGACGGAACGTTCCACGAACAAGGGTCGCGGGAAGGTCGGCGCGACTGATCCGCAGGCGCATCTCGTGGAGTTCGGGTCGGCGCACAACGACGAGTACGCGCCTGCCCAGAAGACAGCTAAACAGTTCGGCGGCAACGCGTATGGCGACTGATTCAGCGCCGAGTATCCACCGTGTACTGGTGGCGTGGCTGTCCCCTCTGGGAAAGGTTTCTACCCGCCGCTTGTCGGGTGATCCGTTGCCGCATCGTGTGGTTCGTCGTGTCGATGGGCGTGATGTTCCCGAGGAAGGCAGCGATTCGGCTGTCGTGTCGGTGCACACGTTCGCCGCGTCTGATGAGGCCGCTGAGAATGAGGCCGAGTTGACGCATCAGCGGATGCTGGAGCTTGTGGTTAACCCGCTGGTGGAGATACCGCTCGGCGGTGGTGTTGTTGCGCGTATCGACTACGCGCGTGTGCTGATGAAACCGGTCCTCGTCGAGTATGACGACGACGGTCACCTGGTGCGGCATGTGGGCCGCTACGAGATCGGTGTTCAGTACATCTAGTTGAAGGTTTCAGCCCTGACAAAGGGGCCTGGCGGTAGCGCCGGGTCCCTTTTCTGTTCGCCGGAAATTTTCGCAATCCGGTCCCTTATCCAAATGAGAGGAGCGTCCCTATGACGCAGCCATTGACCGGCACCGACTGGAGCGCCGGCGGATTCACTGACATTCACAAGCCGTTCATCGAGCGTGGCGGCCTGCAGGCGGTGTTCATCCGCGACAATCGCGGTGCCGCGACGGACATGTCGCCGTTCGAGGATGATTGCGTGACGGTGAAGTGGTCGCCGTTTGCGCAGGACGGCAAGCTTCGCGACGACCTGTTCATCCGCCGGAAGGTGAACGGCAAGTACGAGTACAACACTGACCCGAATGAGGGCTGGTGGCACATCGGCTGCAACCCTGAGGATGGCGGTGCGGAACGTGAACCGGACGTCACCTCTGACGATCTGATGGTGTTGCAGTCGAAGTTCCCGGTCGATTCTGAGGTGACGGAGAAGTCGTACTCGGTGCGGTTCGTGGCGCTCGGTACTGCTGATCCGCTGATTCACCGGCTGGAGTCGGAACTTCCGTTGTGCGACAACGCCGGTAATCCGCTGGTGGCTCTTCCGGGTACCCCTGACTACGGTGAGGGTCCGCTGCTGGACGCTGACTCGGCGGAGTACCAGCTTCTGCTGCTGTACGCGCGCCGCACCTCGGGCGGGTTCATTTACCGCGCTGAGGGTTACCCGGCGGTGAAGCTGGACGACCAGGCGTCGAAGCAGCGGTCGAAGACCGACCCGGACGCGGCGGACCTGACGTACAAGGTGCTGCCGAATGAGTACTTCATGCGGCCTGACCCGTCGGGCGCGATCGCCCTGGTGCCCGGCTACTTCTATGTGTGGATGGGTGGCCCCGGCTGGGATGCGCAGTACTCGGACGGCAGCTAGCCGGTAAGTCGTCCTGCCGGGTGGGTTGGTTTGGGGCTGGCACCCACCCGGCAGGCACCCACATAAAGCCAGCCCAACCCCTCAACCCCGAAGCCCCCCCCTTTTTAAGGAAGCCCCTGATGTCTGTGAAGAAACCCGAGAACAATGGTGCCGCCGCGCGTGAACAGGCCACCGAGTTCGACTCCCCGTTCGCCGATCGTGTCCTTCGGTTCGACGACGGCACCACCATGACGATCCCCCCGCACCCCAACCTTCGGATGCTCGACGATGATGCGCTGGAAGCATACGAGGCGTATCTCGAAGAGATCGAAACCTATGACCGGGAGCCTGACCTGTACATCCCGGAGCAGACGGTGAAGGACCGTGACGGCAACGAGATGGTGTTGCCGGCGGAGACCCGTCCCGGCGCGGTGAAAGGCCCCCCGTACTACAAGGACGGTAAGCGTGTATCGCCGCCGCGTGAAGTGCGGATCGTTCAGGTCGTGCTGGGCATGGACACCTACGAGGTCCTGCGGTCGAAGAAGATCAACGGACGTCCCGCTGGTGCGCGTGATGTGTGGCGGGCCTGGACCGAGCAGGGCTTCACAATCGCGGAACGAGCTGAGTCCGACTCGAAAAGTGATGGAAGCTCAGTGGTTCTGGAGACTGTACCCGAGACAGATAGCGAGTGACCTGCGCCGGTTCTTCGGGCTGAGCGTCGCCGATTGGCATCAAGGCAGGCTGTCCAGCTTGGAGTTGCTGGACCTGTTCGGGGTGCGGTTCGTGGACAATCCTGAAGAACGCGTTCGGGAGTTGTATGTGGATTTCGCGCCGGTCAATGGTGCGGTGGCGCGGGCTGTTCGCGGGGGCCGCTGGTCTGAGTCGGAGTTGATCGCGGCGGAAACATACAACGAGATCGCCCGGTTCAGGGCGTCATTCCATGCGTCGAAAAGCCGTAAAGCGGCGTATGAGCCGTTCGCTTTTGAGGACCCGGTTGATCGGTTGGAGAAAGCGAAAGCGTCGGTTGAGGCGCACGAGTTGCAGCGTGAGGTTGAGGCCGATCTGTTCGGCTGGTGACGGGAGGTGAGTGTCTGATGCCGATCTACGTGGACATTATTTCTCGTCTTGATGAGCGTGCTGCTGCGGTGGCGGCGAAGAACATTGAGCGTGAGATGGAGGCGGCTGGTGCTCGTGGCGGTTCGGCTGCTGGCCGAGCGATCGGCGAGAACGTCACCAAGGAAGCTGCTGCCGCTGGCCGTAACGCTGGTGAGCAGTTGTCACGTGAGGTTGATCGTGCGACGAAGGCTGCAGGTTCTCGCATTGTTGACGGTTTTTCGTCGCATGGTGTGTCGGCGGGTCGGGGGTTTGGTTCGTCGTTTGGTTCGTCTTTGGTGTCGTCGTTGCCTGTGGCGGGCCGGTTTTCGTCTGCCCTGTCGGGGTATGAGGGTGCGGCGTCGAAGGCTGGCGCGTTGGCTGGCCGCGCGTTGGGTACCGCGTTCACGGCCGCCGCGACAGGCATCATCGGCGCCGCCGGTGTTGCCCTGTTCAAGGGGTTCGACAGGTACAAGTCTCTTGATGCGACGTCGCACCGTCTTGCCGCGATGGGGAACAGCGCCGAGCAGGTTAAGACGATCATGTCGGATATCAACGAGGTGGTTGTTGGTACTCCGATCGCGTTGGATGAGGCGGCGAAGGCGGCTACTCAGTTCCTTGCCGGTGGGGTGAAGCAGGGCCGCCCGTTGCAGGCGGCGTTAACGGCGATCGCGGACGCGGCCGGTGCGTCGGGGCAGAAGTTCGGCGACCTGGCCGTCATCTTCAACCAGGTGTTCAACAAGGGCAAGCTGCAGGCCGAAGAGATGTTGCAGCTCAATGAGCGTGGCATCAATGTTCAGGCGGCGTTGCAGAAAGAGTTCGGCCTGACGAGCGCCGAGATTCAGAAGATGTCGCAGGACGGCACAATTTCGTTCGGCATGCTTGTGCAGGCGATTGAGGGCCAGTTCGGTGGCATGTCGAAGAAGCTGGCCGACACCGTTGACGGCGCCTTGTCGAACATGAACGCTGCTGTGGGTCGTGTTGGTGCGAACTTCATTTCGGCTTTGTTCGGTGACCCGCTGGACACGACTGAGGGTCCTGGCGCGTTGGCGAAGTCGATCAACAATGTGACCGACAAGCTGAATGACTTGAACGCGTGGATCGTCGCGCACAAGGACGACATCAAGGATGCGTTCGAGGGTGCGGTTGAGACTGCGCAGGATCTGTGGGATGCACTGTCGAGTGTGGTCGAAATGCTCGACCGGATCGGGATCAGCGTTGGTGATGTGGTGACCGCGTTCGTGGCGTGGAAGGCTATAGCTGGTGTTACCGCGTTGACGCAATCCCTTTCAACAGTGAGCACTACCCTGGCGGGGCTTCCCGCGACTGCCGATAAGTCGGCTAAGGGGATTTCTGCTGCGCTGTCGCGGGTGGCGGTGCCGGCGTGGTTGGCGTTCCTGGTCGCGCAGAACGGCCCTGAGATTGAGCAGGCCATTCAGAACGCGATTCCTGGCGCGGATAGCTGGAATCATTCGAACACGCCGGACCAGTTGGGTCGCAGAGCCCGTGAGTGGTGGGACCGCAACATTCAGGGCGGCACGGGGGTTGATCCGCAACCGTCGCCGCTTCCTCAGCTCGGCGGCGGGCCTGGACCTGGCACGCCAACGGTTGGCGGTATCCCGATTCCAGGGCTTGCGGATACGAACTCGAACGGTCCAGCGTCCCCGTTCGGCAACCTTCCCGGTCAGGTTCCATTGGATGTTTCCGTGGAGGACCGACGCGGGCGCCGTGGCGGTGGTGGTGGTGCTGCGGATGCGGGTCCTGATGGTCCGTTGGCTGATCTGTTTCCGGGCGCTGCGGGTAGTGCCGACGGGTCGTCGTCTGGCCCGAAGTTGCCAGATGCACCGGTGTTGCCGTATGACACGACGTTGCCGCCGGGGATTCCTGGCATGCCGCAGGACGCTGCCGTGTTCTCCGCTGAATCGTCGTATCTGGATGCCCGCCACAAACTGGCGGAGAAGCGTGCCCGCGCCGCCCAGTTGGAGCAGTCCACCGAGGCGACTGAAGAGGACCGGCTCAAGGCCCGTAACGATGTGATCGAAGCGGAACGTGACCTTCAGGCCGCCGAGATGCGCATGAGTGATGCCCGCGCGAATCAGTACGAGAAGCTGACGAAGCAAACCGATCAGCATGCCAAGGATTTGGGGCAGATCGGCGCCCAGTTGGATCAGGATTTCGGTATCTCGAAGGGTTTGGCGGGGATCGCGGAGAACATCACGAAGTTCGTGGCGAATCTCGCTGCGGCACCGTTGTTGGGGCAGTTGCAGGCCATTTCGGCGTACAACCCCACTCAGGGCGGGCACGGGTTGATGGGTGTGCTCGGCGCGCAGGGTGTGTTCGGGCCGCAGTACCAGAACAACCAGTATGACCGGGGTTCCTACCCGTCCGCCGGTGCGGCCGGTGTATCGATGACGGCTCTCCCGTCGGCCCCCTCGGCGACGCCGGGGCAGTCACCGCGCGACTTCGCGAACAACGTGATGATTCCGTTCTGGAAGAACATGGGCCTGGAAGTGGGCGATCACGCGGCTGATGCGTTTGGTGAGCATCAGAACGGCGCGGTGGACATCATGGTTCCGAACAAGGCTGTCGGGCAGCAGGTTTTGCAGCAGGTACTCAACGATCCGAATGTGTACGGCGCGATTTTCGACCGGCACTCTTACGGATACGGGCGCGGCCCACAGGGCCGGCTGATGGAGGACCGGGGCAGCCCGACCCAGAACCACGAAGACCATGTTCACGCCTGGTACAAGCCGGGTAACCCGAACAACATCAACCCGGCCGGTTCAGCCGCCCCGGTGTCTGTTCCGACGGTGGCGGCTGTCGCCCCGTCTGCAACGGCGTTCCCGCCGAGCAGTTCCGGTGGTGTGGTTCCGGTGTCGGTGACGAACTGGCCCGCCCAAGGTGCTGGTGTTGGCGTGACCGTCCCGACCGGTGGCGCGGGTGCGACCACCTCGGGTGCTGCGCCGGCGGGAAGTCCAGCGTCGGGCACTGGTGCGGGCCCGCTGCCCGGTCCAGCTCCGGTGTCGTCGGGTGCGTGGGCGCCGAATCCTGCCCCGCTGCCCACCACGGGTGGCGGTGGCGGCCCGATGGCTGCTGGTGCACCGCAAGGCCTGTTCACTGGTGGCCCAACGAACACCACCAACATCGGCGCGAACGTCGCACCGTATGCCGGGTCCGGTTCCGGTGGGATCGGCATGGACGGTGGCGGTGCGCTCGGGATGGCGGTGCAGGCCGGCGGTATGGCGTTGGACGCGATGGCACCCGGCGCGGGTCAGGCCGCTCAGACTGGGGTGAAGCTGATCAACCGTGCCATCGAGTACGGCGGTCAGGTCGCCGCGATCGGCGCCCAAGGGTTGATGGAAACGTTCCTGCCCACGGGCGGATCGGATCTGGCGAACAACAACTGGATCACCCGCATCGCGGGTGGTTTGGCTGGTGCGGCCCCGGCGTTGCCGAACCTTGCCGGTCAGGCTTCCCAGCAGCGCAAGGACATCGACCCGCAAGCCGCTGCGCAAGGACAAGTCCAACCCAAGCAGGGCGACACGAACATCACGGTCAACAACCAGCGTGCCACCGAAGACGGCACCGGCCGCGACATCGCCTATCACCTGCAAAACCAGTACGTCATGCCGGGAGGGTAAATGGCTAAGAAGCATTACCCCGCCACCGATGTAACCCCCCACGGCTGGTACCACCTTGCCAAGGGTGAGAAACCCATGATGTGGCTCGACGCGTACGACAAGTCGATCACCTTCCACATGATGGGCGGGCTAGCGGTCCCCGAGCGGGTCACAGCACCCGAGATGGTGCACCTCACCTCACTCAAGGGCCTGATCCCGCCGTGGAAACACATCGACCAAAAGGGCGCTACCGAAGACGGCATCACCAACATTGATGCGCTCTACGACCCGATCGAAGTCGAGATGGGTGTGGAATGCCGCGGCCGGTCGCCGAAATGGACGCGCCGCGTCTACCGGGATCTGATCGCGTCGATCGACGCCAAACAGGAATCCACCCTGAACTTCCTCACCCACGACATGGGTCATTGGTGGGCACCGGTCAGGTGGTTCCAAGGAGCGCCGCAAGCACCGCTGGAGATCGGGAAGCGGCAGCGCGAAAGCCTTCGTCTGCGGGCAGATTCTGGGTTCTGGCGGACCTACGACTACACGGCGAGTTTCCAGTTCGACTACGAGTCGATGACCGACACGTTCAACTACGACACCACGAGCAGTCAGGACCTCGGCGCGGATTGGCCGCTGTACTACGAAGGTGACGGCGGCGGATACATCTACTCCAACGGTGACCAGGCCAGGTGGCGGGACGACCCGGATGATCCTCTGACCACCGAAACCCGAGAAGTGGTGTGCGGCCCGTACAAGGACTTCGACACTGACACCGACAACCAGGTCGTGTCGATGGTGCTCGGTGGGTTCCAGGAGTGGAGCCTCCCTGATAGTGGGGCGAATGACCTGTGGGCGCGAATGGGCCGCGACAGCAACGGCGACTGGGACGGCAACGGTATCCGCATGCGGGTGCAGGGCAACTGGATCAAACTGTCGAGGTTCAACAACTTCTCGCAGACAGTGATGTTCCAACGGCCGCTGCTGGTGGCTCCGCTGATCGGGGAAAAGTTCACCCTGGTCGCGGGTTATGAGGGTAATCCCCGCATGTTCAAGGTGTTGCGCAACGGGTTGCCGATCCTGTCGCACAAGGAAACCGGCACCGGTAGTGAACTCGGGCCGGACTATCGGGGCATCGGGTTTGGTATGCAGGCCGGTGGGGCGTTGATCACGCAGGCGACACCAGCCCCGGTGCGGAAGATATCCGCGGGCGACAACGCGAATGTCACCCAATCAGGTTTTGTGCCGATGGTCAATGTTGGTGACCAGAGAATGTATTGGGATGCCACGGTGTTCGGTCCGGGCACGTTCCGGTTGTATGACGGTCCCGGTTCGGATGAGTATGTGGAGTTTGGTCCGCTGCTGCCGAATCAGATTGTGTTCCTACGTACCGACCCGCGCTCACAGACGACTCTGGTGCAGGATTTGACGTCGGTCCCGCCGTCGCCGCAGGAGCTGAACATCTTCCAACAGGCGGTGAAGACACTGCTGACATTTTTCTCGGAACGGAACGCATTCACCGATCAGATCGGTTCAATGTTCGGGATTGTTCCCCCGCAGGGCAACTTCTACAAGTACCTGTCGGGGCGGTTCAGTGAGAACGCGGCGATCCCGGCGAAGTCGCCTGGTGAGCCGGCGCAGCAGTTCTTTGTGAAGACAGAAATTGTTGGTGGTAACGCGGATTCGAAGGTGATTCTTTCGGGGACTCCGTTGCGCCGCTACCCGATGTAGCCCCTGGAGTGGCAAGCCCCGGCCGATACCTCGGTGAGGGGTGAATTTGTGGCGCGCCTGTGAACCAGGAAAGGAGGTGATGACAGTTGTCGAAGTTTGAACGCGAAACCGCCGCATGGCAATCCGCCCTCCAGTCCGGCGACCCCAACAGGATCGCACGAACCGCGCGGGCGTTGACAGAACGCAAATCGAAGGTGGACACGTCGTTCCGGTTCACGGTGTGCGACAAGTTTTGGCAGCCGATGGGCGCGGTTGGTGGCGATTTGATCGAGGCGTCGGGTGCTGACCCGCGCAACGATGTTGAAACCGGCCGGATCGTCCTCAAAGGGAACAGCCCTCTCATCCCTTTGTTCATGGACTGCAAAAAGACGATGGTAGGTGTCATCGTCGAAACCGCGGGTTTGCGGTATGCGTTCTACACGAAGAACCACACCTACGAGTACCGTGACAGCGCATGGACCGGCACCGCTGAACTGCGCGGTATCCGCGACATCCTCAACTACTACGTGATTTGGCCGTCATGGTGGCTGCCGATTCAGGCACAGCCGTTCTCACACGCGATCTTCGTGTGGGCGCTGCAAACCGTCGTTGAGAACATGGTCGCAGAATGCGCTCTGCGGTTGCAGTCCGGGTGGCTGGAGTTCATCAACAACGGCCTGTCGTTAAATCCCGATATCCGGGCGTGGTTCGGCACTGTGTTGCAAGCCCTGTCGCGTGACGGGTTGTCGGTGCAGGCGTTCACCCGCATGCTGCGCACCCCGGTGTATGTGTCACGCACCAATCCGCTGCTGGACACGTCGCCGATGGTCGCGCGTACAGTGCGGATGGAAACCGTTCAGGCCGTCATCAAAGATGTCACCCAATCGTACGGTGTGGATACCCGCATGGATTTGTGGCTTCCGGGTGATCCGCAGCCCGACAGGTGGGCGAACCTGGACCAGCCGACCTACGTGTTTTCCACGGTGGACAGGTCGCAGATCACTGGCCCGACGAAGACGGTGCTGGATTCGGTGCTGCGCACCACGATTGACCTTGGCGGGTCGCTGGGGGACATCTTCAAACCTGTCATCAAGCAGGTTCCCGGCATGGACGGCGTGTTTTATGCGCCCGCGTTGGGTGTGGATTTCGAGCAGCCGTACGCCTATTTCGTGGCGCCTGAGCCGGGTGAGGACACCGGTATCGATGCGTGCACGATCACCGACCACACACCGGAGGGTTGGCAACACATCATCGGGGGGCGATCGCCAAAATGGGTCTGTGCCCCCTGGGGAAACCTGGGGGGCACAGACCCAAGGGCGAATCAATGACTCAACGATCTGATGAACGCAACGTTCGCATGGCTAATCGATTCGTTGATGATTGTTGTCGGGTTCACTGGCATACCGTCAGATTTGTTGTCGGGGTTCCTGAATAACAGTTTCCTGGCGTTCCAGTTGATTCAGCACTACGACCGCCGTGATGATGTTGGCCCGTACCATCCGGCGATCGAGCGGTTCTATCCGACAGCTTCGGCACCGTACAACATCGAGACAGTCTTTGCATTCATCAATGCTTTGTTTGATTCGCAGGGCAAGACGACGGCGACGGTGCAGTTCCGCAACGGTGCCCAGTATGCGTTGGGTCGTGACGTTTTTCGTGGCGGTCTGATGTCGCTGGTGTTCATGTCACGTACCCGGATGGTGACTGACTACATCGAGAATGTGATGTGGCGGGTTACCCAGGATGAGCGGAAGGTTCTCCTGCAAATGGGGGATGGCCGTAAGTCGGAGGCTCCGCTGGCGAAGCATCAACGGTTCATCACAGGCATTTTTGAAACGTTGTCGGTTCTCACACTGTCACCGCAGGGATAAGCGTCCCCAATCCTATTTCTTCTGCAACTCGCCCTATTTGAATGGAGCGTGCCCTTATGCCGTGGCCTTTGAATCCCGCTGGGACTCATTACTTGTTTGAGGGGATCGTGGAGATCCCTGTCGATCCGACGGCGGGTGCGGCGATCCTTCAGTTGCGCCCGCAGGGCGGTATCGGTGTTGGTGTTCCCGCGATCGAGCAGGGCGATCCGGGTGTTCCCGCGACGTTCGATACGACGGTGAATTTGACGGAGCTGGACCCGGATGATCCGACTCCGGCGGAGGCTTCGTTCACTGAGATCACCCCGCCTGGAACATCGACGCCGGGTGTGTACCGGTTGAACCTGGCGCTGCACGCGGGTGCGAAGGGCGCGGATGGTGAGGCGGTGTGGGACCCGACGGATGTTGATCCTTCCCCGGTTGCGGGTCAGGTGCCGGTGGTGAATTCGACTGCGGACGGGTTTGTGTTGGCGGCGCAGCGTGTGGGGGACCGGTATGTTCCGGCGTCGATCAACAACACTGCATCGGGTAACGCGAACTCGACGTTGGCGCAGGTGTCGATTCCTGCGCAGCCGTTTGATTGGCGGCCCCGCGTGTCCGGTTACACGGTGGTCACCGGTGAGGGTGCGGATGTTCGGGTTGATTTGGTGGCCCGGTTGAACGGTGAGACTGGCGGCAACGTGATCGGCCGGTGCCCCGGTGTGGCGCAATCGGAGCGGCTGATTTTGGTGTCGGGTCCTGCGGCGGGTTCGTCGGATGGGTTTGATCGTGTGGCGGCCGGTACACCGGCGACGATCTATTTTCGGTGTGAACGTCAGGCGGGGTCGGTGACGTATACGACTTCTGCTTCTACGTCGATGTTTTCGGTTGAGGTTTTGCCGCTGTCATGACGTCTTCGTTTGATCCGTTGCCGGAGTGGGCGCATGCGGTGCCGTCTGAGCCGGGTATTCATCCGGAGCAGTCGGCGTTGCAGTGGCAGCGGCCGTTCACTGTTCAGCAGCTGCTTGAGATTGGTGAGCAGTTCATTGAGCAGTTTTTGGCGTGGGTGGTGCGCGCTGTTGCTGGGGTGTTCATTCCGGGGATCCCATCGTTCGACCAGTTGAGAGACTGGGCGCTGCACAACATTCCTGGGTTGGCGCAGATCCTTGACCTGATCAACGATATTTTGTCGCCGATTTTCGGTGGTATCGATTTCTCTGACGGTGTTCAGCCGCGCGAGGTGTGGGAGACGGTCACCCGGGTTTTCATCGAGCCCTTGAACCTGTTGATCGGTCCGCGGTCGTTGCTGGCGCAGCTGTTCGGACAGTTGGGGCGGGCTCAATCCATCAACTTGCTGTCGGCGGGCGAGTTTGCTTCCGGTTCGATCACGAGCGACGCCGGCTGGTCTATCGATGCGGACAAGTCGCGCAGTAGTGATGGTTCGGGTGCGGCGAAGGTCGTGGCTTCTGGTGAGCAGAAGGCGTTGCGTAGTGCGGATGTGATTCCGGTGGCGCAGTCGTTCACCCCGAAGGTGTTCGTGGCTCATGAGGGTTATGTGGGCACTGGTGTGGCTGTGCGTTTGCAGGTGGTGCCCCATGTGAATGGTGTGGCGCAGGAACCGGTGGATGTTGCTACCTACACCCCTGCAGTTGCGGACTTGGATTGGCCCGGACAGGAACTCACCGGTGTCTACGAGGTGACTGAAGGTGTGACGGGGGTGCAGGTCCGCATCCTCATCACCCACACCGCCACCGCGGGCACGTTCTGGTTTGATGACGCGTCGGCTACCCAGACGGCCCGGTTGAAACCGGAATGGGTTGACGGGCTGACTGATCAGCTGCAAAACATCCTGGGCCGTATCCAGGCGATCATTGATGCGATTGTGAACGGGTTGCGCGGCACCGTCGGAACCGTTTTGAACACGTGGGACGACCTGCTTGAGGCGTTGCAGAACATCAACCCGGCGAACATTCTGGGGGCTTTGGGCGCCGGGAACATCGCTGAGGCGATCCAAGAGTTCCTGGACCACCTGGTGGGTGGTTTGGTGGGTCAGCACGGCAGCGGGGCTAGCCTCCCGGACTTGTTCAACACGATCCTTCAGGTGTCGTCGAACGCGGCGCAGGGGGCGTTCGCGTGGCTGCTGGCGGGGATCTCCACGAACAAACCGGTCGACAAGGGTTTGTTGCCGTCGGGGGACGCGAATTATCCGTATTCGAATGCGAACACGTGGCTTCCGGTGACGCAGAACGCGACGCTGGCCATCACCTATCGTGCCGCCAAGTCGGAGCCGATTGGTGTGATCGGCTGGCTCGGCAAGGGATCGCAGGACATCACCGCGTGCTACGCCAATGTCCGCAAGATCGATAAGGCTACGGGTGCGCGTGTGCGGGTGCATCACTCACCGAACCTGGTGTCGCTGCTGCCTCCGGGTGACACAACCGGCTGGGTGTACTACCAGCTTGACGAGGCGCTGCCCCGCGAGATCAGCGACGAGTTCGAGGTGCAGGTCGTGATCGTCGGGTCGGGCACGCACTACATCCGCGGCTACGACGAAGAGGATGACATTCCTGATCATCCATATGCGAACGTGAAGTCGACGGCGGCGGTGCGCGACGAGACTACTAATCCTGACAATCCCCCGTTGGTGATTGCGAAGTCGGCGGTGGTACGTTCGGCGAAGGTGCCGTGGATTGAACTCGCCGTCGATACAGGTTCGGGTTCTGATCATTACGACCCGATGGTTCTTTACTTGGGCACGAATGAGACGACGATCGCGAAGCCGAAGTGGGCGAATGCGTTTGACCTGTTCGGTGTGGGTGGTTCGGGTGGCGGCCGGCAGGCGTCTTTGGCGCAGTTCGGTGAGGGCGGCTGGCCTGGTAAGCCGAACGGCGCGACTTTCATTGAGGGCACCGATTTCGATGCCGATGAGGACGTGATCATTTCTCTTGTTCCGGGCGCGCCGGGTGCTGGTGGTACGGGTGTGGGCGGCAATGGTGGTGACACTGTGTTTTCGTTCGAAACGTCGACTGGTGTGCACGAGTTGCGGTGTGAGGGCGGTGCGGGTGGTGATTCGCTCGGTTTGATCGGGAAGCCGATTGGCCGTGGTTACCCGGAGCCGTTGGAGTACAACGGCGAGCAGTATTTGGCGGGTGGGCATCAGAAGGTGCCAAGTGGTGGTGGTATCGCGCCGGGTGGTGGCGGTAATGGTGGTGACCGGTTCCTCAACCATGGTGGTCCTGGTGCTCCTGGTGGTGGCTGGGTGAAGTTTTACCGCCGTGCGGTGGATGCGCCTACCCCGGAGCCGGTTGATACGACGCCGCCGACGCCGCCGGAAACGGTTGTGGTGGGCAAGACGTTCTCAAGGATCACTGTGCGCGCAGAGGGAGGCACCGACGAATGATCGTCTCCTACAACGTGTACAACGCGGACACCCAGGAGAAGCTGAACATGCTTCCGGTGCCGATCGATGAGGACTTCACGTGGGATGGTCGATCGTCGGGCACGGTGTACCGGGTCTACACCACGAACTTGGATCAGGCTGGTAACGAGTCTGGGCCGTCGCCGATTGTTGAGGTCACGACTGACGAGTTCACGCCGGGGTCGGAGATGGCTCCGGAGAACAGGGCGGCGGTTGATCAGATCATTGCTGATGCGATGGCGGCTGGTGCCGGCCCGGGTGTGGGTTGGTACATCACAAGCGATTTGGGCACTTATGTGGGTGCTGTGGGTTCTGCGGGGTCGCGTCCGTTAACCGTTGACGATCATTTCCGTATGGGGTCGTTGACGAAAACGTTCACCGCTACTGCGGTGTTGATGGCTGTCGCGAAAGGCCTGTTGTCGCTTGAGGACACGTTGGACCAGTTCGACACGCCGTCTTACAAGTTGTCTGCGGTTCCGAACGCGTCGAAGATCAAGGTGCGTCATCTGCTGATGATGCGGGCCGGTGTGTTCGATGAGCAGAAGGATATCCTCGGATATGCGATTCCGCTGGTGCTGTCGCCGCGGAGCGAGTATTCCGAGGCCAGCCATTTGCGGGTGGCGGTGGGCAACGCGTCGCAGTTCGAGCCCGGAACCCAGTTCCTGTACACGAATACGAATTATGTGTTGCTTGGGTTGGTGTTGCAGGCCGTTGATGGGCGAAATGTTCGGCAGATCATCACTGAGGACATTATCGGTCCGCTGGGATTGACTGAGACCTCATGGCCTGCGACGGCTGATATGCCGCGTCCGTATGCGAATGGTCATGGGGGTTTGCCGTTGTCGTCGGATGCGACGTTTGTTCATCCGTCGTATGCGGGTGCTGCTGGCGCGTTGGTGTCTACGGTCGCTGATATCCACAAGTGGGGTGTGGCGATGCGGGACGGGGTGTTGCTGTCCCCGGAGATGCATCATTTGTGGGAGACGGTGCATTGCCCGATTCCGTTGGGGTCTCCGTTTGGGCCTGAGACGGTGGCGTATGGGATGGGGTTATACGAGTACGGCGGCTGGTATGGGCATGCTGGCTCGTGGCCGGGTTATGAGTGTTCGGTGCTGTACCACAAAGAGTCTGGTGCTGTTGTTGCGTTGTTTGAGAATTCACAGTCGACGGGCAGTGATGGCGTTGTGGTGTCGACGTTTTCGCGGATGTTTCCGGAGATCGCGAAGTTGGTGGCCCCGGGGTCGATGGATGATCGGGAGTATGCGGCGTGTGTGTTGCCTTCTGATCCGTATGTGGGGAAGGTTGCGCCGGCGAACCTGGGATATAAGGGGGTGTCGCAGCCGATCATCGGTTTGGGTTCGGCGACAGGTTCTTTCACTGCCCCTAGTGGTGCAGATGTGTTTTTGTCGGTGTCGTGGGACCGTACCGGGCAGCCGCAGACAGTGACGTACGGCGGTGTGGAGATGCCGAGTATCGCGCTGGCATATCACAACAATACTGCCGATTATGGCGGCCAGGCGTTGTATCGTCTTGCGGCCGCTGGTACGGGCGCGGCGCAGACTGTGACGATCACGGGTGCGGGCGGTTGGATTACGGCCTATGGGTCGGCGTTTGAGAATGTGCATTCTGTTGGTACGCCGAGCACGAACTTTGGGAATGGCGTGGTTCATTCTCAGGCGGTATCTGGGCAGTCGGGTTCGATTACGTTGCAGGCGTTCTCCGCGGGTGCTTTTGGGGCGCCGATGTATGCGTTGGATGCGATTCGTGGTGGACGTAATCGTGCGCAGACGGTGGGTACTCATCCGTTGTTGTGGGTGAATACGGCGATTGGTTCGGGTGAGGTTTCGGGGTTGTCGTCTGCGGCGAATCGGTGGGCGTCGATTGCGGTGAATATTGCGATCGCGGTGGATGTGGATGCGAAACCACTTCCGGCTGTGGTGAAGGTGGCGGGTGGTCAGCCTGCCCTGGTGGTGGATGTGGCGAACAAGGTCATCACCCCCACGAAAGCGAGCCTGTCGATTTCGGGTGGCCGCCCGGGTGGGGAAGCACTCTTCCCTGCGGGTGCCGCACTGGCGGTCACCGGTGGTACACCAACCGTTGAGGTGAAGGCCGCGTTCGAACCGTTCATCGAAGAAAACGTCAACCGCACTAACGCCCCGGTGCCCGAGGGCACTACGGGCGCATGGGTGACGCTCGGCGGCGCGGGCGCGGGTGGCGGTTCTGGCCGCCGCTCGAATTCGGGGTACCGCTACGGCGGAGGCGGCGGTGGCGGCGGTGCCTACGTCGATCGGGTGTTCGTTCCAGTCGAGCTGATGGGTGACACATACACCGTGACACGTGGCCTCGGGGGGAACGGCGGCTCGAAGTCGTATTCGGGCGACGGCAGCAGCGGATCGAACGGTGGGGATTCCTCGTTCATCTCCGGTGACGTGAGTTTGATCGCCGGTGGAGGTAAGGCTGGCGCACGGGGCACCAACAGCAGCGGCAGCGGCGACGGCGGTTCCGGCGGCACGGCTTCAGTTTCCGGTGTGTCGGCCTCCACATACAACGGCGGCAACGGCGGCAATGGCGGCAGCAGCCCCACCAATGGGCAGAGCCGCTCAAACGGTGCAGGCGCGGGCGGTGGCGGGGCCGGCGGCATGCTCTCCAACGACAAAACCTTTAACTCGGCGAGTGCTGGCTCTAGTAGCGGCCCGGCCGGGAACGGCGGCAACGGATCTCGTGGCGGTAGCGGCACGGGAACGGATGCCGGCAGTGGCGGCGATGGCTACAACAAGATCGAGTGGTCCAACCTTCCGAATGGGGGTGCGTGATGCCCGGTTGGATCGTGGAAACCATCACCACCCCCACACCCGCTGCGGTGGGGGTGACTGGTGGAACCCCCACTGTTATCGCCACCCAACACAAACTGGTCGAACCCACCCCCGCGGAACTGGTCATCACCGGCGGTCAACCACTCTCCGGGCCAGTCGCCATCCCGTCGGCCGCCGCACTGTCGATCACCGGCGGCACGCCTGTGGTGTCCCAAGCGCGCCTCCTCACTCCCGGTGCGCTCAACCTCACCATCACCGGTGGTCAACCGTCCGTGGTGAAAAACACCATCATCACACCCACCAAAGCATCACTGACGGTCACCGGTGGCACACCCACCGTCACCAACCAATCACCCGTCGCATACAACTCGATCGGCACCGGCTCAACAGGGTTCGGCTCCGCAGCCAACTTCAACTTCACCGCACCCACCGGCGCCGATGTGTTCGTCATCATCAACTGGGACCGCAGCGCACCCCCCACAGGAGCCCCCACCTACGGCGGCGCCGCCATGACACTGGTCACCACAATCAACCACAACAACCTTGCCGGGTATGGCGGCGTATCCATCTACCGCATCGCCGCAGCAGGAAACGACACCGCCAAAGTAGTCACATCCCCCTCCACCGGCGGATCGTGGCAAGTCACCAACGCCATCGCATTCACCGGGGTATCCGCAGTGGGAACAGTAACCACCGCCACAGGTCTCAGCGCATCACCCTCACAGTCAGTGACCCTGCCCAGTGGTGTCGGGCTGCACGTGTTCTCCGCCGGTAACGGCGGCGGATCGATGGCCGGATTCAGCTCCTACTCCGGAGCCACCAACAGGTACAACACATTCAACGCCGGTAGCGCACTGGCCATTAACACCGTCGCCGCGTCGGGAACCGTTTCGGCAACGATCGGAATCAGCTCCGGATGGGCCGGCGTTTTCGTCCCACTGTCCTAACTCAAACCAACCCCCCAAGGCCCACCAGAAATCCTGGTGGGCTTTGTCATTGAAAGGAAACCCTCATGGCCGCAGGCACCTGGACACTCCCCGCAGCAGCCCGCAAGATGCTGCTCGACGGCACGTTCGACCTCGACTCCGACACCTTCAAAGTCGCCCTCGTCACCAGCTCATCCAACATCGGTGCATCGTCCACCACCTGGGCTGGTGTCACCGGTGAAGTGTCGAACGGCAACGGCTACACCACCGGCGGTGTCTCCGTCACCCTCACCCTGACGGGCACCACAAGCGTGGCGGTGTCATTCGCCACCAACCCCGTGTGGACCGCGTCCGGGTCCGGGATCACCGCACGCTGGGCAGTGCTCTACGAGGTCAGCGGCAACGTGCTTGCTTATGTCCTTCTCGACGCCACCCCCGCCGATGTGAGCGTGGCTTCCGGCAATACCCTGACGATCGATTCGGACGGGACACCTTCGCCGATCTTCACTCTGGCTTAGCTACGTCGAGCCATCCAGGCGTCAATGGTCTCGGGGAGCCAACCCTTGACGCGGCCGACAATGGCATCGGGCTCGGGGAGTCGGCCGGGTACCTGGCTGTATGCCTTCACTGTGTTGAGGGCAAGGCCAGTCCGTTCAGCCACCTCCGTGATGCTCAGATATCGGACCATACCCACTATGGTACATGTACTTGCGGGCACACACTAAAGTGTGTAGAGTCTGATTCATCAACTTGAGACACCGCCCGGCGGGGCGATAGGCCTGAGAAACCAACCCCGCCGGACGGCCCACCCCCAACAGGAGGCCCACCAATGCTACGCAACACCATCGCAACCATCACAGCCGCCCTCACCCTCGCACTCCTCACCCCCGCAGTCGCAGACGCCGCACCCAAACACTGCCACAACCACGGCACCGGCCACGGGCAGATCTACAAACACGCATGCGCCACCGGCTCCGGAGGCCAGGGTGCCGTATGGAGCCCCGTCATGAACGGCGACGGCACCGTTAAAAAGGTCATGACCGATGACGGCCTCAAGACGGTGAAGCGCTGCGTGAAACGCTGCGGCGGTGGCCGCCACCACGTCGAGACCACCGACACCTGGTGACCGGCCATGAAAATCCACGTGCAGTCCCGCGGCCCCGCCGGCTGGAACGCCACCGTCCTGTTCACCGCAGGAACCGTCTACACCGTCTCTGACGACCAAGGCCGCCGACACCTCATCGACACCTCCCGAGTCGCTATCCGGAGGCTGTCATGACCAGCCCCGAAAACATCACCATCCGACTCGGCAGAAGGCACCTACCCCTCATCCCGGTCGTCACGATCACTCTGCCGCTGTTCCTGTTCAAACCCCGCAATCGATTTCTTCATCGAACGCGACACCCTCTTCTACTTCTAACACGAGGAGCCGATTGATGCCGCTGCCCACATTCACCGTCACAGGAGCACTCTCCGACCTCGTAGGTGCTGAAGCAACCGGCATCAAAGGCACCAGCCTCATTTTCACACCCAACCTGAAACCGTCCGATTTCATCACATGGAGCGGGGACAACACGCTGCACAGAGTTCGGCCTGTCCCCGCCACCACAAACAGCGAAGGTGTACTCGCACCGGTAGACCTGCTCGCCCAGGATGATTCGCTGTCGATCACGAACTTGCAGTGGACTGTGGCTATCCAGTTGAACGGCACAAAATCGACGTGGACGTTCAACGCCGGCGCCCCAGGGGAAACCGTCACCCTGAAACAACTCGTTCCGGTGCCAAACACCCCCGTTCAGGGTGTGGTGCTGAATCCCGACGCTATCCGCGGAATCGTCACTGACTATTTGGTGACCAACCCTCCGGAAGCGTCTGAGGATGCGGTGCGGGGCGCGGTGGATGACTACCTGGAGACGAATCCTCCTCAAGCTCCCGAAGACGCTGTACGGGCGATCGTTGATGCATACCTGGAAGAAAACCCCACCCCCGTGAGTGGCGTGTTGGGTGGTCGGGTTGTGTTCGACGGCGACTCCATCACCATCGGCGCCACAACCCAAGGCACCTGGAATCAGGGCCGCGGCGGATGGGCCATGGAAATGGCCAGGTTGTCCAACGGGCGTGTCGACATCGTGTACAACGCTGGCGTCGGCGGAACTGGGATCGATACGCGGTTGGCGAACTTCAACACCAAGGTCGCCCCGTACGCTCCGCAGACGGTGATTTTGTCGAACGGCACCAACGATGTGGCCACCATGGCCCTATCGGAGTATCTGTCGAAACTCACCGCCTACTACGAGAACGTTAAAGCGATCGGCGCCCAGCTCGTCCTGGGTGGCATATATCCCAAGTCGAAGAACGCGTCCACGATCGCTCGATGGAACATCGCCCTGCAAAACTGGGCGGCCCCGCGCGGTGTGATCGTCATCCCGTTCTGGCAGTTGGCCGACCCCACTACGGGGGCATGGCCTTCCGGCTGGTCCTCGGACGGCACCCACCCGCTGCGCGAGTCACAAGCGTTTGCAGCTCTCGGGAAACTCGCCTGGGACACCCTGGCCACGTCGTTCACGAAACCCATCGCACCCACACCCTTCTACATCGGGGAGGGGCTGTACACCAACTTTTTCACCGACCTCACCGCCACGATCACCGGTACAGCTGCGATCAGCGCGATCACTGCCACGACCGGCACCCTGCCGGCAGGCCAGTACACGTATCGTGTTGTGCCCCGCACCTACTGGGGTAAGAACGACAGCTACGGCGATAACACGATCACCCTCGCATCCACCGGTGGTGTCACATTGACCGTGACAGGGTCCGGCACCTATACGCGCCGCGCCGTGTACCGCAAAGGCCCGGCTGACACACAGTTCAAGTACATCGGGCAGGTCACCACCTCGGGCACCCAAACATTCACCGACAGCGGGATTGCCGCCGGGTATGACTGGGAAGACGGCGACTCCTCGCGCGTCCCCAACGGGCTGGCCAACGGAGCCACCCAGGATCTGCATACCCTGGCCTACGGCCCGCCGATCCGGCCCGGAGCAGCCGAGGGCGTCCGAGGCAACATCCTGCGCCTGACCCGGCACGAAGGTTCAGGCATGTCGCACATCGACCGGGTCACCGTCACCGGCCTGACAGCGGGACAGGAAATCATCATCTCGTGCAAGTGTCGCGGCGCGAACACCACGACCGCTACCGAGCGGATCCAGATCTATTTCCGCGACCCAGGCGACGCCACGAACATCGAGGTAGTTCCCCTGATCTTCCATCGACTTTCGACGGATTGGGGTCTGGTGTTCAAACGGCTTGTCGTGCCGGCTGGATCGGATCGGCTAAGGGTGTCGTTTGAGGGTGATGCCACCTCGCCGTACATCGATGTCGCTGAACTCTACGTCGTAGAAGCACCTACAACTTAAGACCCCCCCTGTCGAAGAAGCCCCGCCACCAACACGGTGTGCGGGGTTTCTGCATGAAAGGACCCCCGACATGGACCGTCTCGGAATCATCCTGCTCAAACTGCTCGGACCGCTCGCCGACAGGATCGCTGACCGCATCGCCGACAGGATCACCGAGAACCTGCCCGATCTGTCCGATTTGGATGATCAGATCGTCGCGAAACTCCCTGACCTGTCCAACCTTCCAGAACAGGTCATCAACATCATCGACGGTGCGCTCCGCTCCATCCCCGTTCTCGGCGGAATCCTCGGGAGCAAACGGTGACCACAAAAGATCAAGTCGCCCAAATCACCATCGCCGAAGCCAAGGCGCGCAGCTACACCCGCAGCGAATGCCTGGCGATCATGTCCACCTTCTACCAAGAGTCCGGCTGGAACGACACCATCTGGGACCCGACCCACACCACCTACGGCATTGCCCAACAGGACGGCTCCTACCCACACCGCTTCGACGGTGCCGCAGCCCAAATCAAAGGCTTCTTCGACAAGCTCGACGTGTGGCGCGCCAAACCCGGTGCCAGCACCGATATATGGCTGAACATCTGCTGGATGCAGCAGGCCCCCAACTGGCCCAGCGCTGACTACTGGTACGCCAACGGCCGCCGCGCCTACCTCACCGAAATCAAGTCACGCATCACCACCGTCACCCCATACCTCGACAAGTACTGGCCCGCCGATGGAGGTACCGCCGTGCCCGACGAACCACGCCCCGACTTCAACGAGTTTCCGATCTGGTCGAACAACAACAGCGCCCGCAGCGGCAAGCCCACCATGTTCCTGATCCACACCCAGGAAGGTGGTGGTGGGGACGCTGCCGCCGAGAACCTCGCCAAATGGTTCCAGAACAGCAACGGCGTCTCCTACCACTACACCATCTCGCAGGCATCCGATGGTGGTGTGACGGTGGTGGATTGCGTCGACACCGACCGTGCTGCCTGGTCAGTCGGCAACGCGAACAGCATCAGCATCAACCTGTGCTTCGCGGGGTCGCGAGCATCCTGGATGCGGGATCAGTGGATGAAGCAGTCCAACGCCATCGACGTCGCAGCCTACCTCGCGGTGCAGGACGCGAAGAAGTACGGCTTCACCCCGCTCGTGGTTCCCCCGCCGTATACGAATGGGCGACCTGGCATCTCGGACCACCGGTGGGTGACCGACGTGTTCAAGTGGGGCACTCACACCGACGTCGGAGACTGGTTCCCGTGGGACTACTTCACCGAACGCGTCAACCACTGGGCGGCTGGCGGCAAGACCGAACCTGAACCGCCGAAGGTGAAGCGGTTCCCCGACGACTGGACCGACCGCGAACTCGCCGTGGAGACCTTGCGTCAGCAGCGCGGCTACGCGCTGGATGGTTGGCCGCAGCTCGGCGGCCGCACAGTGGTGGACGCGCTGGGCGCGATCGGCGAAAAGCTCGGCGTCGAAGGCTGCTACGACGTCAAGGGCAAGTCCTGATGCGCATCGACGGGCAGTATGTGGGCCTCGGGTTGGGTGATTCGTCCGAGGAAATCCGCCGGATCAAGGCGTTCATGCGGCGCAAGTTCGCTTCCTACGCGGGCGATTTGGCTGATTCCCCGCTCTATGACGAGCAGATGACCGCCGCGGTCGCCGAGATGCAATCCCGGTACAACACGGCTGGGCAGCTGCGCGACGGGCTCTACATCCCCGGGATTATCAACGCTGAAACCAAGTACGTCATGGGCTACCTGCCGCGCCCCGTTGTGGATACCCGTCCCGTGCTGATCACCGTGTGCGGCACCGGTGTTCACTGGTGGATCGGCCCCGACGCCGACACCGCCCGCGCCGTCGAAGACAAATACCTGTGGCAACCCATCGGCTACCCAGCAGCAGCATTCCCGATGGGCAAATCCATTGCCGCCGCCATCACCGAAACCCACAACCAAGCTAACCGGTGGCGCGAACGCATCGAAACCCACGGCGCCGCGCTAGCAGGCTACTCCCAAGGCGCGGTAGTGGTTTCCGAACTGTGGATGAACCACATCGCACCCGAAGACGGCTCCCTGCATTGGATGAAACCGCACATCGAGAAAGCCGTGACGTGGGGCAACCCGAACCGCGAACTCGGTCACGTGTGGGCCGATCACGGCGGCTCACCAATGGCCCCATCCAACACCCAAGGCGTCTCATCGAACGGCATGCGCGACACCCCGCCGTGGTGGCGCGACTACGCACACCAAGGCGACTTGTACGCCTGCACCGAACCCGGCGATACACAAGAGGTCCGCAACGCCATATGGCAGATCGTGCGCGACCTGGACCTGTTCACCGGACCCGATTCGCTACTCGCCCAAGTGGTCGAACTTGTGCAGGCACCGCTACCGGAGGCGATCGCGATCACCAAGGCACTGTTGGACGCCGGCATGTTCTTCGCGAAACGCACCGGCCCGCACGTGGACTACAACGTCCAGCCCGCCATCGACTACCTACGCACATAAGGGGGACCACCTGATGTTGACACGTTCGTTTTGGATCGACGCCGCCGAACGCGCGGCCCGCACGTTCGCCCAAACCGCGATCGCCACACTCGGCGCGGGCGCGGTTGACCTACTCGCCACCGATTGGGTGTCAGTGCTGTCAGTGTCCGGCGGCGCCGCAGTGGTGTCACTGCTGATGTCTATCGGCGCGGAACGCCGCGGCAACCCCGGAACAGCTTCTGCGACTAGAGCGGTCACTGCCGCATGATGTGGGAATCGGTGCGCGAAGCAATGGACGCCGCGTACCAGCCCGACGATGGTATCGACCTGATAGGACTGCTCATCATCGGTTTACCTTCCACGATCGCAGCGATCGGAACGGGAATTGTCGGTGTCCTCACTGTTCGAGGGCAACGTAAGGGCCGGGAACGTGCCCGACAGATCGACGCGAAAACCGATGAGATTCACGAGCAGACCGTCAACACCCATGACACCAACATGCGCGACGACCTCGACGAGATACGCGATCTGGTGCGGGACGGATTCAAACAGATTCAACGGGACATCGGAGGGTTGAGGGAGGAACTGCGAACCGAACGCCTCGAACGCATCGAAGGCGACAAGCGACGCGACCGGTGAAACACCAGGAAAGGGAACACCGAATGTCACTCTTGGCCGATCTTGCAGGTTTGGAGCCCCGCACCTGCCCCGCATGTGACTGGGCTGGTGCCCGGTCGAAGCAGGAACGCGCAGAGATCAAATCCTCGTTGGAGTCCGCGAAACGCGGCGACGTCAGGTTCACCGACATACTGCGGGTCCTCGTCAAACACGGTATGCCAGACATGAACGCGCAAGCGTGGCGGCACCACGCGAGGAACCATCATGTCGCTGACTAGCGACCTGCGCCAGGTGCGCATCGCCGAAGGTGTGCGCAACAAAATCCTGATCCTCGACGTTGAACGGCTCCCCGGAATCACCGAACAATACTGGTGGGGCAGGGGAGACCTGAAGAACCGGTACGTGCAGTACGAGACGGTGACCCGCATGCCGCGCACCACGATTGTGTGCGCCAAATGGTATGACCAGCCCGAGGTTATCCAACTCGCCGAATGGGACAAAGGTGGACGCAAACGGTTCCTGCGGCGCGTCCACAACCTGCTATCCCAAGCGGATATCGTCGTCGGCCACTACATCGACGAAGCTGACGTGCCGTGGCTGAAGGGCGATCTGCATTTGGAGGCCGGGTTACCTCCGCTGCCTCCGTTCAAAACCGTTGACACGTTGAAGGTGCTGCGCCGCGAGTTCAAATCCGGTGCCCCATTCAAAGGTTTGGACGCGTTCTGTCAGATCGTTGGCCTGCCCGCCAAAACTGACCGCTACGACCGGGGCGCGATGGAACGCGCCGTGACAGGGAAGAGCGCCGCGGACCGGGAACGCTTGGTGTCGTACTGCGCTGGCGATGTGGTAGCCACGCAGGGGTTGTACGACTTCCTGCGGCCACACATCAAAAACCATCCCGCACTGTTCGTTGACGGCGAGGACAAGCTGATGGTGTGTAACCGGTGCGGTGGTGAAACTGTGGTGATCCCGCGGCGGTACGTGGCGAATGTGTTGACGTACACGATGCGCCGCTGCACCAACTGCGGGGCGCATTCACGACTGTCCATCGAGCCGGAACGCATGAGCGCTGTGAGAGGGGTGTGACCGATGAACGTTCGAGTGTGCACGTTTCTAGACCACGGAGTGACGGTAGGGTTCCTGTGGGACGCGCTCAAAGCGTGGGTGCTGTCGTGAGGCCCGCCGATCCAGTCAAGGCCGCCATCCAAGAGAGCCTGGATGCGCAGGGCGAAGGCTGGCAGGTCGCGCACTACGTTGTGGTCGCCGGCTTGGAGCGGATCACCGGCGACCGGATGGACTTGGGTGCGACGACGATCATCACCCCAGTAGGTCAGCCTGACTATCTGACTGAGGGCCTGGTGGGCCGCTACTGGGACGAGTCGGATGATGAGTGATCCGCAGTTGGAGTTGTGGCGGTCGGTGTGGCTGGCGGTCGTCGCGGGGATGATCGTTGCGCTGTTAATTCACGTCCTGGCTTAATCCACGCCTCGTGAAGCATCAGGCTTCAGGAGGCGTCTCACTCAGCACTTGCAGTGGTAAGCGGTCCCTACCCGTTGGCTTCTTCCCATCGTTTCATGAACCTGCCCGCTAACCGGTACACCGATGTTCGCCGCTTCAGGAGACCTCGTATCGGAAATCTCCCATACGAGCCCATACATCCCCATAGTCTTCATTAGTCCGTCTCAAACTCTTCGAAACCGAGTCCGCTGAGGATGTCTGCGGCACGGTGGGTCAGATATTCGGATGTGTGCGGATTATCCATGCGCATTCTGTCGACAGTGGCCACGATGCGGTCAAGCGCGTACTGGGCACCGGCAGTGAATGCTTCTCCCGCGACATAAAATTGGTAAAGGTATTCGCCGAGGGCGGAGTGCTTGGGGTTTCGGGCAGCTCTGTATCGTTCGGAGGCATCCAGGTTTTGGCATGTGTGGTGCACTGGGGGAAGGGTGTCGATAACTGTCTCCCCGTCTTTGAACGGTTGACCGCACCGGCCGCAACGATCATCGGTGTTCATCAGTTGCACATCTCGCATCCGTGGCCGGTCGGGTAGGTGTCTGATTCACCTATGTGGCTCAGGTTCCGACTGCCAGTGGGCTGCATCAACGCGACCTCAACAGAACCACAAGCGGTGCACATGCCGTAAACGGCGTCATCCGACTTCACCTCACAACCACCACACATCAGGACAGCTCTCCCGCGTGAATACCACGGAGGATGTCCGCGGCACGGTCGGTCAGATACTCGGATGTGTTCGGGTCCATGAGAACCCGGTCGATGGTCGCCACGATGCGATCCAACGCGTACTGCGCACCGGCTGTGAACGCCTCACCCGCGATCGAGTACTGAGTGAGTGAGTCACCGATGGTGGAGTGATCCGGGTCGCGTTCAGCTTCGTAGCGGTCAGTAGCTGCAGTCATGTCATCCTTCTTTCAGCCATCGTTGGATTGTGTTGGTTGATTTCCCGGTCAAGACGGCTATCTCCCGGACAGAACCACCAGCAGCCGACGCCTCGATCACTTCCTGGCGGAGCTTCTCGTCCGATCGTGCCGACGCACGAGCTGCCTTCACAAGACGGCTACGGTTCGGCTCCGGCACCACACCACGAGCACGCGCCATCAGTACCGGCGTCGATCGGCGACAATGACAATCGCTCGACCTGGCTGCATCGACTCGGGCCATGCCTCGGCCTGCATGTCTTGCATCAACCACGGTAAGCGCGCTTCGCGGATCAGCGCATTGACCCACCGCTGCTCTTGTTCGGTGCCATCGGTGTCGTAGCGCTCGGCGATATTCACCAGGGCATGCAGCGCGCGGAACATCTCTTCCATGCCATCAATCGTAGCACTGTCGCCACGATTGATAGGCGATTATGGGCAGTTCGGGTACGTATTCATAGCCGCATTCAAGAACTGCCACCCAGCATCTATCAACTCAGAATTGATAGTTGGGTCCTCTACCGACCAGGCGTAGGAAGACATAGTGTCCGCGTCAGCAACACCAGCAAGCTCAGTCGGATCCTCAGGCTCCCCCATGAAAAGAGAGTACGACGGCGCGACGACATGGAGGACCGGTTTATGCCCACGGTGGGAGTGAAATCCCCTCTAGGGTTACCTTTAGGGTGATCCCCTCCGAGGCTTATGGCCTCTGACCTGTGCGCCGTGAGGGTTTCGAACCCCCGACCCGCTGATTAAGAGTCAGCGGTTGATAGGCTGCATACCAGGAGAAACGTTGTCAAACCCGCAGGTAGACCCCCGATACTGCGCAATTCTGCGTAATGCTGCGCAGCACCGTAGGGTGAACCGTAGGGTGACCCCCTGGGAGGGAAAACGATGGCAACTAAGAAACGCAGAACCCGCGGAGACGGAGCGTTCTTCCAACGCGCCGACGGCAAATGGATGGGACGAGTAGAACTACCCCCCGACCGCAACGGCAACCGCCGCTACAAATGGGTGTCCTCCGTTGACCGCAACACCGCCATGGCCAAACTCAAACAACTCCGCCGCGACGTCGAAGAGGGCCGCATCGCCACCACCTCATCCACAACTGTGGAGAAGTGGATGCTGCACTGGATCGACAACATCCACGCCAAACGTAAAGTCCGCCCCGGCGTCCTCAACGACTACCGGGCCGCCATCCACAACCACATCAACCCGATCCTCGGCGCGAAACGCATCGACAAACTCACCCCGCAGCATGTGCGGGACCTGCACTCCGAGATCGGGGCCTCCCGCACCGCCGAGCTGGTCCATGTCATCGTCCAGAAAGCCCTGGACGATGCGGTAGCGGAGGGTGTGGCGACCAGGAATGTGGCCGCATTGGTCGACAAGCCCGAGTACCGGAAGAAGAAACGCAACGGCTTCCCGGCGGACGTGGCGCAGCACATCATCCACACCGCGTTCCAGGTGTGCGACGAACCGGATGCGGTGCGGATCGCCGCCGGTTTCCTGACGGGCGCCCGCCGTGGGGAACTCCTCGGCCTGCGCTGGCCCTACGTCGACAACCCCGCTCAGGGATGGATCACCATCGCTTGGCAGTTGCAATCGGAAACCCGCGTCCACGGCTGTGGGGATCCTCTACCCGAACCGTCACCGCTGGCCCGGCCCGACCGTATGCCCAAGAAACCCCCGTACTGGCCTTGCGGGAAGACACGGGCATGGGCATGCCCGCAGTCCCGGTGGGACCTGCCGGCGCATTTCGAGTATGAGGAATGTGAGGGGTCGTTGTTGTTCACCCGGCCGAAGACGGACGCTGGTTGGCGTGAGGTGCCGTTGTTGCCGCCGTTATATGTGGCGATGCAGAAACTCCGCGCCGACAATCCGCATGACTTGGTGTGGCACAAGGAGGGGAAGCCGATCGATCCCCGTTCGGACTACGACGTGTGGCGTGGCGTGTTCCGCGCTGCTGGGGTGATCGGTCCAACCGAGTCGTTGCCGCCGCACAACTCGCGGCACACCACCTCGACATTGCTGCGCGCAGCGGGTGTGGATGAGCAAACGCGTATGGAGATCTTGGGTCATGCGAGTGTGGATGCGCAGCGGATCTATGCGCATGCGGACCGGGCGAGGCATCTGGAGGCCATGCAGGGGCTGTCCGAACTGCTCCCATCGACGTTTGCGTAGGCGACCGACTGTAAATGCGCCCTGCCGAGGGATTCACCATTCCCCGGCAGGGCGCTTTTTTGCGTTCTGGCGGGTGTCACTCCGTCATGGTCCAAGTTCCGCAGCCGCTCGTGCGGAACACGATGCGATGATCCCCGTTGATTGTGCCGGTCCACGACGCGACACCATCGGGTTGGATGTTCGCGCGGACGGTGCCGGATGGTGCTTCACCTTCGCGGAGTGTTTCGCCGCCGCGGTAGTCGGCGATGCTGACGACCGCCCACGTGCAGCCGGGGGAGCTGGGTGGGATGGTGGCGGTGTAGGTGCCCCAGTCGTATCCGTCTGCGCCGCCCATGTTGTGGGTGCCGTCGCCGGGGATGGTGCGGTACGGGTTGGGCCGTGTAGTGGTGGTGGTTGGTGTGGTGGTTTGTGATGCGCTTCTGTCGTCGTCGTCGTTGTTGCGTGCGGAGACGATGCCTACGACGGCGAGCACAGCGAGCGCGGTGACCATCACCTTCCCTGGTGACACTGCGCGATCATTGGTGGTCATCTGGTAGTAGGTCTTTCTGTGTTGGTGGCTAACTTTCGCGCACTGGCGTTATCTGATCGTGACATTCCCATGTTTGGGCTTCCTGTGTCGATTTTGGCAATGATCCGTTAGCGTCTACGCATCCGGTTGCGAGGGGTGACCGGTGCTGGTGATTTCGGTAGGTGCAGCACATGTTTGATGACGAACTCGACACTCTGCTGGTGCGGATTTTGAACGCGATGGACGAGTGTCCGCCAACAACATGGACGTTGCGTCGGGCACGTCTAGTCCTTGCGGCGTTGACGTGCCCGGACGCTCCTGGCGACGCGATCACGAATCTCCGCCCCAACTGTTTCGCCGGCCCGAGGTTGGCGCGGATGCGTCGTGTCACTGGTCGCGGCGTCTAGGTCGCCCTCCTGGTCTTGACGCGCTTCGCGCGGTGTTCGCGTCGTCTGCGCAGTTTCCATGACATCTCTTGCCTCCTTTAGTCGTCGCCGGACTTCGGCGAGAAGTTCGTCGTCTGAGTAGCGGACTATCGCCGGCTCGGGTAGCGGCGGTGGAATATCTGACTGTTGAAATCCGGCTATCGCCAGAGCTTCGTTGACATCCCATTGGACAGCTCGGGCAGCGGCGGCCACGGTGGATGCGGTCGTTCCGATTGGGATCAGTGTCCCTTTGTTGATCTGCCACCCCGTTTCCAGTTGCTTCCACCGTCCTGCGCTGACGGCGGGCTTGTCGCTGCCTGGTGGCGTTGTGCGCCGTGAGGCTTCGCGCTGAGATAGTCCGACGCGCTCTCTGTGCCGCTTGAGTTCTGGCCCGAATGGCCAGTCTTCGCGGTGTTCCTTGTTCTCGTTCACGCCTACATGTTCGCGTGCAAACAGGTGCAAAGTCCACTGCTTGCACAACCCTGATTCTTTGCAGTTACGCGCTTGTAGTTTTCGAACATTGCAGGTCACAGCATTGTTGGCGCGAACTGCGCGCGAACTCTTGCGGTTTGCACTTGTTCGCAGTACAGTTGGCGGCATGGTCAAACAGTCCTACGGGGTGTGGCAGGAACTCCGGGTCATCCGTGAGCGCACAGGTTGGTCATCCGCCGAACTGTCCCGCGAAAGCGGAGTTTCCGCCCCTTACCTCTCCCAGCTTGAGAACGGTGACCGGTGGCCGAACGCCACCGTCACCAAGAAGCTCGCCGTCGCGCTCAAGGTTCCCGTCTCCGTATTGGAGCGGCCAGCCGAGCAGAAAAACCCCGCTGCATAAAAAAGCCCCCACCTGTGTGCAGCAGGTGAGGGCAGAAGACACCCGAGAGGAAAGCTCAAATGTCTGAACTACAGCTTACCGGAGACCAGCCACCATTCGACGCCGGACGCATCCCGTGCCCGCAGGGCGGCGAGGACCGGTGGTCTGCCCGCTGGCTCATGGAGCAGATGGGGTACGACAACTGGCAGAACTTCGAGAAAGTCGTCGAACGCGCCAAGGTTTCCGCCCACAACCAGGGTTTCAACGTTCGAACCCTTTTTACTGCCGTCAGTAAAAAGGGCGCCGGCAGGCCGCAGTCCGACTTCCTCGTCACTCGGTTCGCGGCATACCTGATCGCCATGAACGGCGATCCACGCAAACCGGAAGTGTCGGCCGCACAGGAGTACTTCGCCGTCAAGACCCGTGAGGCCGAGACTCGTCCGGCCATTCCGGACATCACCACCCCTGAGGGGTTGTTGGCGATGACGGAGATGTTCGCGGACACCGCGCGCAAGCTCGTCGCTGTCGAGTCCGAGAAGAAGATGCTGGCGGCCGCGATTGAGCGGGATGCTCCGCTGGTTGCGAAGGCTGAGGCTCACACCGGTTCCGATTCGGATGTTCACCGTCAGGAGTTCGCCCGCGAGGTCCAGGCGTGGGGGACCAAGCAGGGCATCGACATCAAGCAGGCGGATGTGTTGCGGTTCCTCGGACACATCGGGTTGTTCATCCGTGGTGAGCGCTCCGACACCGGTCACGCGACAGCTGACGCTCAGCGTCGAGGGTTGGCGTTCACCCACAAAAATGTTGCGCGCAACGGATACGCGTATGCGGTTGGGAAGTTGACGCCGGCTGGTCAGGACTACGCCTGGAAGCGGATCACCAAGTACGTCGCCGATCACGGCACGTTGGTGCTGCCGCGCGAGCTGCGGGGCGGTGATCCGGCGTGAGTAGCGACCCGTCATGCAAAGGCAGCCAGAGCCGCTACAACAAGGGGTGTCGATGCGACATGTGCAAGGCGGTCAATCGCGAGAAAGCACGCAAGAGACGTGAGCGGAACCGTGAAAAGCTGCAGGGTTCGTATACGGGCTTCACCCACGGAATCGGCGGCTACGACAATTGGGGATGTCGCTGCGAAGTTTGCAAGGCCGCGGCGCAGAAGAACAGGGCTAAATATCGTGCAGGACTGAAGACTCGTCCACGCGATGAGGTTCCGCACGGAACTGCCAACGGCTACAACCACTGGGCATGCCGGTGCGATCCGTGCCGAACTGCTGCATACGCTGCGAGATCCAAGTATGTCGACGCAGCTGAGTATTACGCAAAGCACGAAGCGCTGCAAAACGAGCGAAGTAGAACTTTCGCGCATCACCATCGAGATACCTGGACTGGTCCAGAGCTGGAAATCCTTAGCCGCGAGACTCTTTCACTGGCCGACGCCGCGCAGATGCTCGGACGAACGCTGGCGGCATGTAGGGAGATGCGGAGAAAGCTTCGAGTCGATCCGAGAAAGAAGGGATACCTGTGAAGTTCACCGGTGACTACCTCTACCGGGTTCGTGTGATCTCCTACCCGAAGGGCTCTTTCGAGTGCATCGACGAGGCCGCTGACTACTGGATACCCACCCCCGGCTGGCGTCCTCCGGGGTGGCGCCCGGTTGGCAACTACACCCAGATCATGGGCACCGACGAGTTCGTGTGGCCGGTAACCAACAAGGTGTACGGGTCGCATTCGACAGCGAAGAAGCGGGCTGACCTTCTCGAGTCCTATGGGGCTACTGCGGTGGTTGAGCGTTCCAGCCGGATTGTGTGGCCCGAATCATGAGCTTCTCTTTCTACGCAGAGCCCAGCCAGATCCTCAAGAGAGGCCATGGTGGTGTGACCGTTGGACTCGGGGAAAACAACGGATCCGAATTGGCCTACTTGTACGTCGGTGATGGATACCGCAATGGTGACGTTCTCCTGGACGCCGACGAACTCACGGATCTGATCGACCAGCTGACCATCATCCGCAACGCGATGAGGGAGACGCGATGACGTTTCATTCTCGCCCGCGCCCGAAGGTGCAGCATTTCCCGAAGCCGAAGAAGCCTTTGTTCCAGTCGAAACCTAAGGATGCGAAATGAGCACTCCCAGATGGGCCACGTTCAAAGAGGCCGCGTCATACCTCCGCTTGAAATCAGACGTGCTGATACGGGAAGCGGTCAAAAACGATGGGTTGAAGGCTTATCCGATCGGTAACGGTCGGGAGGCGCGTGTTGACCTGAATGAGGTTGATGAGTGGATGAAGTCGCGTAGTTATGAGCCGAGGTCCGCGTGAGTACGTCTGCTCCTAAGCATCGGAGTGTGTGTCAACTGTCGGGTGAAGTTACTCGCCCGTCTGGGTTGTGGAAAGCGTTGGCGGAGTTCGACGCGAGGCAGATGCGTGAGGCTGCGGAGTTGGAGGCGTTGCGTGAAGAAAACGCCCGCCTGCGGTGCCGGCTACAAGAGCTAGGGGAGACAGCGTGAATCTTGTTGAGCGTTTGAACGCGCGGTTTAACAACGTGATTCATGACGGGCTCGCCTTGGTGGGTGCTGTGGTGGATCCGTGGTTGGCGAGGTTGGAGCGGCAGGACATGTCGAATGCTCTGGGCCGTGATTTCGGTTTGGACTATGCGGATTCTCTTGTGGCTGTGGAGGCTGAGGAAGAAGTCCACGAACCGTCTGTCGGGCATCGGGTTTCGGCAGACCCGTCATCCACTCCCGTGGGTGACATTGGTCCCGGCGCGGGCATGGTTCCCCCGCCCCCCGCGCCGGGACCCTCCAACGGCTGGGACGAACTGCACAAGCAGGTAGGGCCGAACTCGCCAAAGTGGATACACGACGCCATCGACTCCACCAAGCAGTACTGCCTCAGCTTCGCCCGCGAATTCCTCGATGATGACGAGTTCATGGAGTTGGGGGAGTTCCTGGATTCTGCGACCGCGGAAGAACTCGCCGCCATGAGGCAACAGCATGCGACGGCCGCCGAGTTGGAACGCCATCTGCGTTACTTCACGACCGCGCCCGGCGCGTCCGGGGTGAACCCCGGCGTTGTCGCCCAGTCACTGCTGGAGAACTACCGCATCACCCCGAGATAGATCAACCCATCCAAACAAAGAAAAGGAACTCCCAATGTCCATTGATCTCGACCGAATCACCCACCCTCTGCGCCTCGCGGAAGGCAGCCACCAGCCCGGATCCGGGAAAGGCTGCGCCATGAATGTGATCAGCTACATCAACGGTGACACCAAAATTACCGACTACCCGGAATGCTCAGCACGCCCACTGGCCTCCCTGGTGCAGATGGTCAACGACAACCTCGCTGGCCCGAATGGGTTCCTGTCACCCGAGAACAGTGTGCTGGTTTTGGATTTGGGTTGGCAGACTGTCGGCACCGCAGGTGTTTCAGATGCAATCCACGCGTTGTGGATTGCTGACATGCTGGATTCCCCAGAGTGGGGGGTTGTGCGGTTCGCTGATGAGGTTGGCGCGGTGGCGATCCGCAAGATTGCTGAGCTGCATCGTCGGTCGGCAGCGGGTGAGTTTCCGTTTGCGTGGGCCGCAGAGAGCGCCGCATGGCGCGCCGCACGGAGCGCCGCAGCGAGCGCCGCAGCGAGCGCCGCACGGAGCGCCGCACGGAGCGCCGCAGCGAGCGCCGCAGAGAGCGCCGCACGGAGCGCTGCAGAGAGCTCCGCAGCGAGCGCCGCATGGAACGCCGCACGGAGCGCTGCAGAGAGCTCCGCAGCGAGCGCCGCAGAGAGCGCCGCATGGAACGCCGCACTCATCGAGTTCACACGGAAGTCGATCGCACGGTGGCGCGAACTCGCCGACCTCGACCCTGAAACCGAGATCGACGCTGCGGATGTTGATTCCGCTCTGGCGCGCATCTACGGCTGACGCAGCGGGCCGTCACCCCCACGCCAGGAGGCGACGGCCCTAACACCGGAAACACACAACCAAGAAAGGCACTTCCGATGCTAGATCGAGATTCTAAACCCTCATGGTGGGACAACCACCAAACAACCTGGGCTGACCTGCCCGTCACCCGCAACGCCCCCATGGCTGACCTGGACCTATTGAAGGAACTGGAGGACTTGGCGGAGTTGGTGTTGATCCACGTCGAGAGTGTGTCGTGGTTCCGCCCGTTCCTGCCGCCAGCACATTGGGAGACGGAGCCGACGATCTGGGAGCAGATGAACGGCGACGCCGTTGTTGGGCTTCTGCACGACTACCTCACGACAGGAGAAGCAGCATGAGGCGCAGTGAGAAGAACTGGCGGTATTGGTGGACGATGCCGCTGCTGATCGCCGCCGGCATCATCGGCCCCGGTTTGGCCGCACCCGAAGCGAAAGCAGATATCACGTCCGACGCGTTCGTGATGGCACTCGACTCCGAAGGCATCACTTACAGCTCCAAACCTGCCGTCATCAACGCCGGAAAAGCCATCTGCAACATCCTCGACACCGGCGCCACCATGTACGAAGCATCAATCCTCGTACGCGACAACTCCAACCTGAACCTCGACGACGCAGGTTATTTCGTGGGTGCCGCAACCGCATCATTCTGCCCTGAACACCTGAGCGGAACTGGGTGGGTGTGATGGCGAACTCCCCGTTCATTCAGTTGGCAGAAGTCCACACGAGTGACTGGCGTTCCCGCGCGATCTGCACCCACGAGGACGGCGACATTTGGTTCCTCAACGAATCCGGCCACTACACCGCCGACCCCGCCCGCCGCGTCTGCTGGACCTGCCCCGTGCAGCCGCAGTGCCTGCAGTGGGCGTTGAAGCACAACGAGGCCGGCGTGTGGGGCGGCTTCTCCGAGAAGGAACGTGCCCGCATAAAGCGTGGCGAGCTGGCACCGGTGAAACCGGCACGGTTCACCGAGAAGGAATGCTTGCAGTGCGGTGAGGTGTTCGAGCCGGTCACCCGCAGGGCAAGGTTTTGCTCGCAGAAATGCAAGAAGCGCGCCGCGAATGCGTTGCGGTCACAACCGTCCCTGAAGATCTGCACGCAGTGCGGCGGCGAGTTTATGGGGACGTATGCGAAGACGTGCTCGAATGAGTGCCGACGGGCGCAGAGGTGGGGCGCGTGAGCATCGACTGGTTCGCCGTGGAATGCGCCGTGAACGGAACTCCCATGCGGCTTAACACCGAAGAGCGCCGAATGCTGGTGCGGCGGCGCCCGAAACTCCCCGAAGTGGAGTTGGCGCGCAGGGCGCACTGCACGGTCCGCACCATCGAACGGGACAGGGCTGAACTGCCTGCAGCAAAGCTGCAATCCTGCCCGGTGTGCGGGGAGGACGCGTGGGTCACGACCGATGGCAACATGGAAGCCCACCCAGACAGGCTGTTTCAGGAATGCCCACTGTCGGAGACGGATTGGGAATCCCGTATCGCTGCAACAGTCATCTGGTTGTCTCGGCGTATCCGTAGCGGTGACTCCCTGCCCGTGTGGGCCTATCTGACAAGCCTCCCGGAAACCGAACGCACTCAACTGTTGATGGCTGCCCTTGCCGGTGTGCCAGATGTTGAGGACCCGTTCGCGTGGATCACAGAACTGGAGTCCGTTGCATGACCCTGCTCGATCTGTCGTTCATGCTCGCCGCAGCGGTGGAGGACAAGCATGCGTGGCGTGACCTGGCACGGTGCGCCGAAGTGGACCCCGAAGTGTTTTTCCCCGAGAAGGGTGGCAGCGCGAAGCCAGCCAAACGGATCTGCAGCCGGTGCGAAGTCGCGGATGAGTGCCTGGAGTGGGCTCTGGCGAATCGCGAGAACTACGGGGTGTTCGGGGGGTTGTCGGAGCGGGAACGGCGGCCTCTGCTCAAAGCGAATGGTGAGGATCAGGTGGCATGAGCAACGGGAACAGGCTCACCCCAGAGCAGGTGCAGACGATTCTGTTGATGACTCGTGAGAGGTGTTCCGCCAAGCATATTGGGGAAGTGGTGGGTTGTTCGGCTCGGACGGTGGTTCGGGTTCGGGCGGCTGGTGATGCCCGTTTGGCGTCGCCGGATCAGTTTGTGCCGTTGAGTCAGGAGCAGAAAGATTTCGCCCAATATTTGCTTGATGACGGCGCACCCTATAACGAGGTTGCCCGCACGTTGGGGGTGAGCCGGACAACGGTCAAAAAGTATTTCCCTGGTTACGGGTGGTCGAAGAAGCAGGCTGCTGAGTTCAGAGCTCTGGTCAAGAAGTTCCGCTGGTTGGAGGCGTCGTGATGTGCGTGTGTGGCCATAACCGGTCTTTCCACCGCTACCAGTGGGACAAGTTCCGGGGACGGTGGGACACGGGTTGTGACGCCACCAACTACCACGGCCCCGCCGGACATGAACGCTGCCACTGCTCCGAATATCGAGACAAGGACGAAAACTGATGGTTGTTGATACACGGGTGATTACCGCGAGGGACGACGCGAAAGCCGCCGCAGCCGCTCTTGATGACGCGCGGTGCGCTTTGCATGAGTTGTTGTCTGAGGGGCCGCCTTTGCAGTTCCTGGACCGTGAAGCGCTGGAGTTGAACCTGGAAGTGGTGAGCAAAGCCCTGTCGAGGGTTGATGCGGTTATTGGTTCGTTGGATCGGTTGGCGGACAGGTGGACAGCAGCATGAGCGATCCGACTGCCACGTTGGCGTTGTGCAAGTGGTTGGAAGACCGGCTAAAGCAATGGAAAGCAGAAGCCAAACAACAACTCGGATTGTTGGCGGGGGAGCGGAAAGCCGCCGTCGTCTCCGGCCAAGTCATCGGGCACGTGTCGATGGCGAAAGGCCGCAAAACCGCCAAAGTCGCATCCGAAACGGCACTGCTCGCCTACGTGAAAGCGAACTACCCCACCGAAATTGAAGTCGAAGAACGCGTACGACCAGCGTTCCTCAAACAACTCCTGGACGACGCAGCGAAGAAGGGCGCGTTCGTTGACGTCGATGGGGTTGTGATCGATGGGCTGATCGATGTTGTTGAGGGTGCCCCGTATCCCATTGTGAAGTTGTCGGATGACTCGGATGTGACGATCGCTGGTTTGTTGGCTCGGGGTGCTCTCGGGGTGTCCGGGTTGAAGGAGATCGAACAATGACCCTCAAAACCCGTCCCCCAACCGGCGCTGTCCCATGGCCGCTCATCCTCGTCGAAGGAGGTGAGAAGGCCGGGAAATCGTGGGCCGCAGCGGTCCTATCATCCAGCGACAAGGTTGGCCGCACCTTGTGGATCGACTGGGCTGAAGGTGCCGCCGACGAATACGGCGCAATCCCCGGTGCCCGATACGAAGTCATCGAACACGACGGCACCTGGACCTCCATCATGGAGCAAGTCCGCGCCGCCCGAGACGAAGCCCAGCGCGCCATCGACGCCGGCGAAAAACCCGTTGTGCTGGTCATCGACTCGATGACCGCCGAATGGGACGACCTCAAAGAGTGGGTCGACACAAAAGCCCGAAGGCGCGAGTCGAACCGCAAAAAACTCGAGAAGGATCCCGAGGCGGAAATTCAGATCACCACCGATCTGTGGAACCTCGCCACCGCCCGCCACAAAGAACTCATGCGGGTCCTGATGCGGTTCCCCGGAATCGTCGTGATGATCGCCCGTGGTGCTGATCAGGTGGCGATGGAGAACGGGAAACCAACCTCGCAGCGGACATGGAAGGTTGAGGGGCAGAAGAATCTGGCGTTCGACGCATCCGTGTGGGTCAGGTTGAACCGGGGTGAGCATCCGCAGATCATCGGTGCCCGTTCGGTCCACGCAGGAATCATCCCAGGCGAAGACAAGCCCCGCCGTGTCCCGGATTTGACGCTGGAACAGCTGGTGTTCGACATCCTCAAGTGCGATCCGAAGACCGCTCATGTGCGGGAGTTGGAGTCGGTTCAGGATCGGGTGTTGGAGCTGCTGGATTTGATCGCGGCGGCGGAGTCCCGGGATGTGTTGACCGGGTTGTGGCGGGATGCGAAGGCCGGCGAGTTGTTGAATGTTGGGGTCGCTGATGGTCCTACGGTTCAGGAGGCGTTGGCGTCGCGGGCTCAGGAGTTGGAAGCCAGGCAGGCGGACGCCTCATGAGTCGCCGGTTTACGGGGTTTCCCCCGGAAGTCAAGGAACTGATCTGGGAGCGTGCTCACGGTCGTTGTGAACGGTGCGGTGAGTACGCCTCAGACGCTACTGCACACCATCGCAGGCCCCGTGGTCTCGGCGGCTCTCGACGCGTAGACACCAACGTGGCGTCTAACGGGCTGTGGGCTTGTGGTGCTTGTCATCGTTGGGCGGAGTCCTATCGGGCGCAAGCTTTCGCTGACGGGTGGCTTGTTCGTCAATCCCAGTCCCCTATCACTGTTCCCGTCCTCTACAGGGGCAACTGGGTGTTGCTCGACGACGACGGGTTTGTTTACCGAATCCCTACGGAGGCAGCCCAATGACCCCGTACTACACGGACGACCAGGTCACCCTCTACCACGGGGACTGCCTCGATGTGATTGTTAAGTTGCCCGACAACAGCGTTGATGCGGTAGTTGCCGATCCGCCGTACAACCTGTCGTTTATGGCGAAACCGTGGGATGCGCTCAACGGTCGCGACGACGCTGGGTTCGCCTACTGGCTCGCCGGTCTCATCGACGGCGAAGGGCATTTCGCGATCAAGTCGCACACGCGCGGCACCCACGCGCCATATTTCCAGCTCAAGATGCGCGCCGACGAACTCGGTACGCTTGAAATGATCCATCGCACAATGCGAATCGGCTCGATCACATACGAGCAGCGCGACAGCGGCAATCCGATGGCCCGGTGGATCGTTCAAGACAAGTCCGGGTGTCAAGCGCTTGTTAACTTGCTCGACAAGTATCCGCTGCGCGCGAAAAAACGCATCGACTATTGGACATGGCGTGAAGCGGTGTGCGAGTGGACCTCTCGACCTCGTGGGAATCGGTGGCACGGCGCTGTGAGCAACGATCGCATGGCTACGTTGCGCGATCGTCTGATGGCTACCCGTGCCTATACCGACGTGCCTTGGTCCGGTCATGAATTCCAAGACTGGTGCCGGCTGTGGGCGTCCGAGTGCTTGCGCGTGTTGAAACCGGGCGGGCACATGTTGGCGTTCGGCGGTTCGCGCACCTGGCACCGGCTCGCCTGCGCGGTCGAGGACGCGGGCTTCGAGATCCGTGACTCCATCGCCTGGCTCTACGGGTCCGGGTTCCCGAAGTCGCTCGACGTATCCAAGGCGATCGACAAGCAGCGAGATGACGGCGCAGATCGGCAGGCAGTCGGCGCATGGCTGCGGTCACACCGCGAGGGCCGAGGCTTAACCCAAAAGGCGATCGCGACGCATTGGCCCTCCGCTACGGGCGGACTCACCGGTTGCGTGGCGAACTGGGAACTCGGGTTAAACCTCCCGACATGGGATCAGTGGTTGCGCCTGAAAGAGCTGCTGTCGCTGCCCGACGACATGGACGGCGAAGTCTGGCGGCTCAACGGGCGCAAGGGGGAACCCGGCGAAGCGTGGAGGACAGCCGAGGTTCTCGGTACAGAGGACCGGATGAACGAGCCGTCTGGAGTGGTAAACGTCGGGCAAGGGGCGCGGACTCCTGTCACCCGCCTCATCAAGGCCGCAAATTCCGAGGCGGCACGCCAGTGGCAGGGCTGGGGTACGGCGCTGAAACCCGCATTCGAACCGATCGTGGTCGCACGAAAACCCTTGGCGGGCACCGTGGCGGCGAACGTGCTGGAGCACGGTACGGGGGCGCTGAACATCGACGCCTGCCGCATCGGCGACGGCTCCGAGTCTCAGGGGCCGCGCGACTCGTCCGAGCCTAGCGCCACACGACGCTATACCGGCAGCGGCGCTGTGAACATCGCCGCAACACCAGGACCGCGCGGGGGATCGCCATCCGGCCGCTGGCCTACGAACGTGGTGCTCGACGAGGCGCAGGCTGCCGAGCTCGACGCGCAGACGGGCTACCAGCGCGACGGCACGCACGTCGGCAGGAACCGTGATGGCTCTGCACACACCAACGAGATCTACGGTGCACGCAAGAACGACACCCGCGATGTCGGGTATGGCGGTGGCGGCGGTGGATCTCGGTTCTTCCCCGTGTTCAAGTATCAGGCCAAGGCTCCCGCCATGGAGCGCCCCGGCTACGTCAACGAAGACGGCAACAAGGTCGCGCACAACACCGTCAAACCGCTCGACCTGATGCGCTGGCTCGTGCGGCTCGTAACCCCGCCGAACGGTGTTGTGCTCGACCCGTTCGCCGGATCCGGCACGACCGCCGAGGCGTGCATTCACGAGCACAAGCGCTGCATCACCATCGAGCGTGAGGCGGACTATCTTCCGCTCATCGTCAACCGACTCAGCAAGCCGATCGAGATCGGGTTCGACTTTGAGGAACCCGCCTGATGAACCTCGAACTACTGCTGAGCATCCGTGCCCGTCGCCGTTCGCACCGTTCCGCGTGGGGGCATCCACGGCCACCAGCACCACCGAAACCACAACCCACACAGGAGAACCGATGAGCAACCTCACACCCGAACAACTCGAAGCGATCGCCTACATCGTCCTCGCATTCACCGGACCCCCGTCGCTGGCGTACTTCCTCGTGAAGGGGCTGTTCAAGTGATCTACACGGTTTCTGGGACGTGGCCCCACTACATCGTCACCGGTGGAACCGAACCACCGAAATGCTTCAACTCCACCGTCACCGCCGTCAAATACCTGGAACAGATTCTCCAGCAAGGAGACACCATCAACTGGCAGGTCCCATGATCACCGTTGTTTGCGCCGAGTGCGCCCGCACCCAAGGACGCCCCGTCACCGCCGAATTCACGTGCACCGACGACGCCCAACACTTCATCCGCCGGCACCACGCACTCGCCGACCACCGAGCACACGTTGAGGAATCTCATGACGTGCCTGTTGTGTGATCATCCCCGCTCCACCCACACACCCCAATGCCGAACCCGGCTGGGCGTGGATGCGGATGACATGACCCGATACACGCAGTGCCTATGCCCAGGATTCGAGGCCGGTCTGTGTGAGGTGTGCGGCGGAAACGGATGCGCAGACTGCGAGGAGGTTTGATGCGGAAAAACGTGTTTTACCAGCGTGTTTCGGGTAGTATCGAACGTGAGTACGAAGACGGCCCGGGCGGTGCTGGTAACACCGTGACCCCGGGCCTAACCACTGGATTGGAGTGGCTGTGACTGATGATAGTCCACGCATCCCATACGACTGGGCAAGGGTGGAATGTCCTACCTGCGGATCTGCCCCGGACACCCGCTGCCGCGCCAAGTCGGGACGAACAACCGACGTTCACATGAAGCGCGTAGATCTGGCATTCGAGCGTTACGCCGAGATTCGAAGGTGGCGCATCCACAACGCCGTCATAAAAAAGTTGTTCGGCGGTGATGCGTCGTGAGGATCAGGTCCATCAAGCCTGAGTTCTGGCGGTCCGATGACATCACCAAACTGCCTATCTCGACCCGGCTCACGTTCATCGGCTTGTGGTCGTATGTAGATGACAACGGTGTTGGCGCAGACAAACTCGTCTCCATCGTTGCCGATCTGTACGCCGATGAATTCGCCCGCGAGCCTCTAGAGACCCTCAAGAGAGTCACTGAAGATCTGGAGAGACTAGCCAGCGGTGGACAGGTGACCCGCTATAAAGCCGTCCACAACGGAAGTCTCAAGGATCTGCTGTACATCACCAAGTGGAAACAGCATCAGCGGGTGAATCACCCCAGTCTTGGCCACAAATATCCACTCCCACCAGCGGATATGGTCAACACGTCAGTGTCCCTCTTGAGTTCCTCTGGAGACCCTCAAGAGAGTCTCACCCACGAACAGGGGAACAGGGGAACAGGGGAACAGGGGAAGGGGAGCAGGGGAGCAGGGGACGAGGAAGTCCCGCTTCCGCCCGAGCCACCGCCCGGACCGTACGACTCACCCCCCGTCGTCGTCGACACGGAACCGGTCTCAATCGAACTCGTCAACAAGCCCTCGAAGCCGCAACCATCCTCCGCTTCTAAGACCGTTGTCCGGCAAGAGCTTGGAAGCAACACCTATCCAAGAGCCACTGTTGATCGGCTGGCAGTCCAGGTTGAGAAGCTCACCCGCGAGGGACAGCCGGACGCCCTTATCCGGGAAGCGTTGCGTGAATGGGAACGAAGGCCTAACTGCAACCTTCCTGAGTACCTGCCAACAGTCCTCGGGGATGTCATCAAGTCGTCTCGATCAAGCAACCTCACCGCCGGCGAAGCGAAGGTCCTCGGATGGGCTGGCCTCGGAAACCCTGACCAGAGAAAGGCAATCGGACAATGAGCGACTCTTATCAGATCGCGGCAAATGCTCTTGCGAAGTGCGCCGCATACGACCCGTGGTTTCCTCAGCCGAACCGCGCCACCGTCGAGGCGTGGGCTGAGCAGATCGAACTGTGGAAGTTCAACCAGGCCGACGTGTTGGCCGGGGTGACGAAGATGTATTCCGATCATGGGAGCGGGTTTCGTCCGTTGCCGAAGGATCTTGTTGATGCTGCCCGTGCGATCCGGCGGGATCGGTGTGAGCGGGAGACTTCGGCGGAGCGGGAGGCTCGTGAGGATGCCCGTGATGCGGAGTTGGAGCGCCGGCTGGCCCGCGCTGTCGGTCGGGTCGCTGAGATGAAGTCGATCGATCGTGCCTGACCGGTACGGGGATCCGACGCCGGAGCCGCGGGTGTTTGTGCGGCCGAAGGTGAATGCGTTGACGGTGCGGTGTTCGTGGTGCAAGGCGGGTGTGGGTTCTCGTTGTGTGGTTGCGGGGACGGATGTGGTGTTGCGGCGGTCTTCGTTTCATGACGTGAGGGTTCGGGATGCGGAGTTGGCGGCTACGGGCGCTTTGACGCGTGGGCGGATGGCATGAGCGCCGGCGACAAGGGAGAGGGCGTAAAAGTCGCTCCACGTGGCGCACAGCCCCCGCAATCAACAACAGGAGACGAACAGTGAGCCTCGAGATTCGCCGCGGAACGCGCGGACCATGCAAATGCCCCGGACCGTACGGACCGGACGAAGAGATCCAATGCAGCCACTGGTGGGAATGCGACTGGGGCGTCATCGAACACTCCGACCCCCGACCAGACCGAGGCGAAGTCGGTCATCTGATGTTGGCAACAACCGATTACGTGGACCTGCTGTTGAACAACGGACCCACGCCTTTCCTCATGAAGGGCGGACGGGTAGACAGCGTCAGCGTGGACGGAGATCGGTTATTCGTTCACATCGAGTGGGGTGGGAAACGCTGGACGTGGGAGTTGTTTGAGGCGCACATATGTGTCGGTAAGGGTTGGCCACACAACCTGCTTATCGGCAGGTGGCCGGACTGATGACGTTGTTTGTGTCGTCTTCGGATGATCCGCGTGTCCTGGAGGCGGTGTCGTGCAGGTCGTGTGACATCTGCAAAGCCCCCAAAGGCAAACCCTGTAGCAACACGATTCGGCCGGGGAAGCCGCTGCCCGGTCGGGTCATCCACTTCGGGCGGCTCACAGACAGAAACCGAGAACCGAAAGGCGACGAATGAACAACCCCGAGTTGCGTGCTGTACTCACAGAAGCCCTCGGGCGGCACGAGTTCGTCCCCGCAAGTTTCATTGCGGACCCGAAACCGGCGCGCTGCGCCTGCGGCGAGTGGTGCGATAGCGGGCCTGGGCCAGCGCGTATCCGGCACAACTTCCTGGAGCACGTCGCCGAAGACATCCTCGCTGCACTGGATACCGAGGGGGAAGGCCGGTGAATGCATGCGCGCACCATTTCGTGATCAAGCGGCCAGAAAGCGGCCCCGGAACGAGCAGCGACTCTCGGCCCGGAGAGTGGTTCTGCAACGACTGCCCGCAGTGGTGGGACACCTACGAAGACGTTCTCGCAGCTACAGGGGAGGAAGCATGAGCGACGGCAAGCGGTGTGCCCGATGTGGCCGCGCGGATTCCGTATTCGGTTCATGGACTTACTTCGTCGCTCCAGGTCGGATGCGGACGGTGTATCTGTGCCACGCCAACCAGGACGGGACGAAGGCTGATCCGGACTGTTATCACCTGGCGACAACACTGCGTGATCTGATGCCTGATCACTACTACCAGAACCCCGGGGAGGAAGCGTGAGCAGCGAAGCCCAGAACGTGATCGCTGGGGTTGTGCAGAAACATCAATGGCACGGGGGCATCCTCGGATGCGGAAGGGGCTGCGACTGGCGCCCCTCGTTTGATCGAACCTGGGCATGCGGCGAGGAAGACCGACTCAGCCGCGAGCACGCAGCGCATGTGGCCGAGGAAATCGACAAAGCCCTCGGAGGACTCACCCGCGAAACCCTGCCCGCAAGGGAGGGTTGGATTCTCCCGCCCGGATGGATTGGGGACCGTGCTGCGGCCCGTTGGGTGTCGGGATGGAGCGAGGCATGAGCGACGCAGATACCGCACGCCGCAACGGCTGGACAGTCGGAACCCGACTCGCCGGCGACGAAGGACGTGGCGAAACGATCATCGAGATCACCGCGATCGGTGAGCAACACGTGCTGGCGAAAACCATCTCTCATGCGGGCCGCCCGGTGTCGTACGGGGAGTCGCTGTGGACTTTCAGGTTCCGGGATTGGCGGGAGGTGCCTGGTGCCTGATCTGAACTCTGTTGCTTATCAGGGGTTGATTCGATGATCGTCGCCGTTTCTCCAGGTAGGCAGCCGATCTGACAGCGCACACATGTTTCCGATTACCGACACTCGTAGGGAGATGACGACTATGCCGACCACAGAGCATGGATCAGACGTCCAGCACTTGAGCCCTGAACACCGCGATCGTGCTTGGCGCGATAGGTTCAACGCCCGGTGGCACTATGACTACGGCGGGTGGATTCGTACCAGGCCGCAGGATGAGGCGTCGACCTTCGCTTTGATCCCAACCAAACACTACGGACCGTTCACTGAGGATCACTCGTGTCCTGCCTGCCTGGTGGTACACCCACCTGAGGATTGCCCCGTCCTAAGTGGAAACACCGACATGTTGGTTGTTTTCGATTACGACACCTCGCCCAACAAGGCACAAGCGGATACAGCTGACGATGACCCCAGATAATGATCAAGTCTCTGACCTCATCAACCGCATGGAGGACGCGATCGTGAAACTCAACTTCATGGCCGACGAGAAGCGCGTCAAGTTCCCGCACGGAACGGATTTCGACCGGCTGCGGGGCAAAGCTGAGGGCGTCCGGTTGGCGCTGTCGTATCTGAGGGAGTACGTGCGGTGATTCAGGTTCATTGCCGGGAGTGCAACCGTGTCTGGGACCAGCCGTGCGAAGACTGCGGCAGGGACAAGGCCGACAAACACTCGATCAACACGGGGCATACGGATATTCACATCATCCCGGACACCACACCGGCACCCGCACGGGTGGATCAGGGGTGGGCGGAATGGCTCACGAAAGGAAAACCATGACCAACGAGTTACGTGACGTACTCACAGAAGCCCTGAAGGCGCACAAGCCGACGATGAAGCGGATCAGCCATCCGCGCCGCCAGGGTTTCCTGTTGAACCTCGACGCCTGCATTGGCTGCGAATGGACCGAGCAGGACGGTGGAGACCACGACTCACATGTCGCTGATGTCATTGCGTCTCTTCCTGGTGTGGCGGTAATCCAACTACCCGAACCCACCGAGGCTGTGACGATGCAGGACTGCGCGGGATCGGGGAAACCGTTCAAGCCCGGCACTCTAAGCCGCGACGGCGAGGTCGCCAAATGCCCTGCGTGCGGGACCAACCGCTACGTCCGTGACGACGGCAGTATCGAGCCCCATCAGGTGCCCGTTGCCGCGGTTGTAGCCGAGGGGGAAGACAAGTGAGCGACTTGAAATTGAGGGCATTCCTCGGCCCGTACTGGACTGTTGTTCAGGCGGATGCTCACGGCCGCGCAAACATATGGCTCAACCCTGGCTGGTATCGCCGAGAAACCCGCGACGGCGTGTACAAATTCACCCCGATCACCGGCTGGCGGTACGTCGCGCACCGGGTGCTATGGGGATTCGACAGATTGGTGGATGCACGATGAGTGATGTTGTGGCCCGCGCGAAAGCAGCACTGGAAGGCGTCACAGACGGGCCGTGGACGTGGACGCACGGCATGGATGCCCGCGCGATGGTCCTCGGCCCAGACAACCTGCGCGTGAAGTTGGAGGGTTACCGGGACGCCGAGTTCATTGCTTCTGCGCGTTCGTTGGTTCCCGAGTTGATCGCCGAAGTCGAACGACTCCGGTCCTACAAGTCGCTACCCCTGGACATGGTGTGGCAGGACTACTACTCGCCCGATGACGTGCTGAAGATCCGCCAGCCACTCGATGCCGAGATCGAACAGTTGCGCGCCGAAGTCGTTCGACTTCGGGCGCAGGAAACACGAATCCGAGAACTGTGCGCCGAAACCGAAGACGAGAAGTGGCGGCGCAAGATTGCCCGCGCATTCGATGGGAGCACGTTCCCGCACATGGTCCGCGCTGATGACGTTCTCGCTGCACTGGATACCGAGGGGGAACGATGAACGGCAAACGCTGGTGGCTGAAAGTCGCGGGCGAAGACGGATCAACGATGACATGGCCCGATCCAACCGACCCCACAAGCCTTGAGTGGCGGTTGCGGTACGCACCGGACACCATCACACCCGCCGACCATCTCGCACTCGCGGCGTTCGTCCACGCTTACGTGCATCTGTTCGTGCTGCCCTCGCGGCTGCGAAACCTACGAGTCCGCCAGGTTCGCGCAGCGCTTGCTGACATGCCTACCGAGGGCGAGGACAAGTGAGCACTCCTGAGCGTGCGGCGCTGATTGAGCGGGCAGCGCAAGCGATCTACGAACAAACCTCCGCCGGCAAGTTGTTTCCTTGGGACACCGTGACTGAGGCGCACAAGGTGCAGTGGCGGGCCATGGCGGATGCTGCGTTTGATGTCCTGATCGACGCCTGGGCTCCTCCCTTTTGAGCGGCCGCAAGATCGTGTCCCCCGTCGATCACATCAACCGGGCCAAAGACGAAGCCGCTGCGGGGGATTACCAGGCAGCGCAGACTCACGCTCTGATCGCTATCGCCCAACTACTAGCCGAAAAGGACCAACAATGAGCAACCTTCGCCTCCCCTGCATGGACTGCGGGGAACCGATGAGCCGGATCTACCCGAACGCCCGCGAGGAATTGGCGTGGGCGCACACCTCACTGGAGGACGCGGAGCTGTGCCCTCGTGACCGATCGGTCCGCCCTTGGCCTATGCCGAAACTGGAGGACCAGCCTTGAGCCTGTCTGTGATTCTCGCTTCCCAGGCTCGTTTCCTCGTTGAGAGCCCTGTTTGTCCGGCGTGTTTCCGGCCCCGCATCGAGCATTCCACCGACTGCAAAGGACACCACAAATGAGCGTCTACGCACTGAAGCAACCGCGTCCCGGAGGGGGAGAGTGGATCCAGGAGCACGACAGTCTGGAGGCCGCACTCCAGTTCCAGTCGCATAGCGGCGGCATCCTTGTCCGCCGCGAGGCTGTACCTGGGCAGCCTGGACTGTGGTGGGTAGAGGTCAACGCCGACGATCTGCCCAGCGATGTCGGGTCGGTTGTGCAGTCTGAACCCAACGAAGCTAGGAGGCCTGAGAAGTGACCCAGCCGATCGACACCGACGCCCATGCGGAAACACCCACCAAACCAAAACACATGAACCCCAACAAACGCTGAACACCAAGGTAAAATCCGAATCTTGGAGGTGCCCATGAGCGACAAACCTCATATTCTTTACCGCTTCTACAACGCGGAAGACGATCTTCTCTACATCGGAATCACAAACAACCCGAGAAGCCGATTCAACCAACACCACGCCGACAAAGCATGGTTCAAATCAGTCGCCCGCTCCACGATGCAACACTTCGCCACCCGCGCTGAGCTCGAAACCGCAGAGGTAGCAGCGATTCAATCGGAGATGCCGCGATACAACGTCGCGCACGTAGTCCACAACAAGGGAGAGCTTCGACCCAAGTCAATATCCCGACGACCAATCAGTCCCGACGCCAATAAATTCCAGGCCCCGGACGCCATCACAAGCGACGCTCCGACTGTTGAAGACCGCGAAAAACGCATGGACGAGATCGAAGAACAGATCTCCCGAATCCCCAGGCTCATCCCCGGCGAACGATGCCCCTCCTGCGAAATGATCCTGCTCGCACTCGAATACGACGGATTGGTGAAATGCCTCAACTGCTTGAACATGTGGACACCCGACGAACTTCAGGAAACCCTATGACCCAACCAGCAGAGGATGGCAACCTCCCCGCCGCCAAAACCAGACTCGGAAACGCCATCTCCGCGCTCATCGACCCAAAACCCGAATACACCGAAGGCGCCACCAGATGGCGCGACTCCCTCTACGACCAACTCACCGAAGAAATCCCCGGCTCCCAAGGCAACGCCTCCCGCATTCCGCAATCCTCACCACCCCTCTGCATCGATGCCGTCGAACTCAAAACCGAAATCGACGCCACCGTCGCAGCATGGGAACCCTCAAGCTACTGGGTGTTCGGACCCCCATACCCCGTTCCACAACGCGACCTCACCCGCGAACACACACCACTAACGGTGCTACGCCTCCAACTATTGGAACGACGCCCATGGCGGCCCCAAGACGCCCACGGCATCGAACAAATCTCCGGAAGGATCGAAGCCTGGTGCGAATCCATCAAAACGATGCTCAACCCGCCACCGAAATGGTCACTCCCAAACCCGTGCCCAGCCTGCGACACCGCCATCGTGTACCGGAAGAACTCAGCCGGCGAAACCGTCCGACAACCCGCACTCCAAATCGGCCCATCAGGATGCGTCTGCCAAAACTGCCACCACGAATGGGGACCGCAACTATTCCAGCACCTCGCCAACGTTCTGGGCTACGAACTACCCGCAGGAGTCCTCGAATGAGACACACCGACCCCCACATCCCCCAGCTTGCTTGCGACATGCAGATTCATATGCAATCATGGGTTCGGCAAGTGAAGTGTGCCCAAAGCCCGAAGACCTCCACAGGTTCGGGCTTTTATTCATTCCGGGGAGGCCACCCATGAGCACCTTCCCTGCGCCGCGCACACTGACCGAACGCATCCAAGGCGCACACCTCAACCTCAAACTTGCACGGCAATCGGGCAACCCGGACATCATCGCCGCCGCCGAACGCATACTCAACCAGCTGCTTGACCGGTTACCCCGCCCCACACGCCAGGAGTAGTTGCCGTGCCGACCAAACACTTGCGGGTGTGTCCCGCCCCTTGCAGCAAGGTTCGTTTCTCGGCGTGCAGCAAGGCTTGCCGCCTCCCGAACGATATCGACCCCGAGTCGTGGCGTATCAACTTGCAGGACGGCGCCGGCACAATCGGTGGCGAAGGGTGGGCTGACAGAATCAGCGACGGCCTCGCAGGCGAATATCCCAAATGAGCAGCCTCACAGACCTCACGGACTTCCTTAACCGCACGCTGAACAACCTGGTTCACCCCGGCGACGAAAACACCAAACCCTTCCCGATCCTCCTGCCCGGGCTGCGCACCATCAGTGTCCCCCCGGAACTCGCCGGCCAGTTCGCTGAAGAGGCAGGCCTGCCGCACCTCGATACCCCGAAACTGGTAGCTGAAGCGCTCGCCGCGGCGATCACCCAAAACTATGTGATCCTCACACGCGAAGAGCACGAACAACTACGCCAGCAAGCAGCCGACGCACCAACCGGGCACCGCGTCATCAACATTCGCACCACACCCACGGGCCAGCCTGTCCTGTCGATCACCATCGACAAGGCAAGCAACGATGTTGTTGTCCCCGCGAAAGCGTTGCAGAAAGCAGCTGAACAGTGATCCACATTGAAGTTGACGGGAAAGTGCTCATGCACGCCGACCCCGGCCAGTGGACCACCACGCCACCCGATGTTCAAGCGGTCCAGAAAGCTGGACCCAACGAGCCTTGGATGTTGCCGATCATGGCCGCGCTCGCCAAAGCCGCCACCCTCGCGATGGCCGGGGCGAAACATGAGGACACCACAATCCGCGTGACCACACGCAAGAACGGCTGGATGCTGGACTGCACCAATGGATGACGCCGCCCGCGCCCGCCTCGAACTACGCCGATCCAACGCTGCCCAACCGCACCGAAACCGGCACCGCGAACGCAAAACCGGACGAACCACAGACCGCAACATCTGCTACTGCGGCGACGCGGACTGCCCAGACTGCGGCGAATGGTACGAGTGACGAACTGAGCCCACACATGACCGACGTCGTGATCAACGGAACCCGATACGTTCCCGAAACCACCAACGGAACTCCAATCGGAATCGGAGTCACCACCCGAAACCGGAACACCATCGCCGACGAGACAATCGCCAAAATTCGCCGCCACACACCCAACGCCAAACTCGTCATCATCGATGACGCCAGCGACGAACCATACCCAGCAGCGACCTACCGATTCACTCAACGCGCAGGCATTGCCCGCGCCAAAAACAAATGCCTCGAACTACTCAACGGCTGCGAACACATCTTCCTGTTCGACGACGACTGCTACCCGATCGCCGACAACTGGTTTCAGCCCTACATCGACTCACCCGAGCCCCACCTGATGTACCAGTTCGTCGACCTGGCCGGCGGGCGGAAACTCAACGACGTCACGAAGGTCTACGACGACGGACACCACTTCGCGCTGACCGGTGCCCGCGGCTGCATGATCTACGTACACCGCAGCGTCATCGAAACAGTCGGCGGCCTCGACCCAGAGTTCGGCGGCTGGGGATGGGAACACCCCTCCTGGTCCGACCGCATCTACAACGCCGGCCTCACCACATTCCGGTACGGCGACGTGTGCGGCTCCAACAAGCTCATCCACTCCATGGACGAGCACCTCGAAGTGAAACGCTCCGTCCCCACCGAAGAACGCAAAGCCGTCGCCACCCGCAATGCCGACCTGTACTGGAAACACCACTACACCAGCAGCCACCACATCCCCATCGTGGAACCTGACCGGCGTGTGGTGCTGACCTGCCTGCTGTCCAACAAACCTGACCCGCAACGCAACACACGCATGCGGCCCGACGTCAAACTTCTCGAAACGCTGATCAACTCAATCACCGACGCCGAAACCGTCGTGCTGTGCGACAACCCACTCACCCACCCGCAGGCGTCATTCGAGCAAGTCACCAGCCCAGTAGACAACCCATACTTCGCGCGCTGGTACCTGTACTACCAATGGCTACGCGCCAACCCCGACGTCCAATGGGTGTGGTGCGTAGACGGCACCGACGTCGAAATGCTCAACGCACCCTGGAAACACATGGAAACCGGGAAACTATACGTCGGCCACGAACCCGCCGTTGTGGGGATCGACTGGATGCGCGACAACCACAAAGCCACCCACCTGCAAACATTCATCGACACCCACGCCGACCGCACCCTATTGAACGCGGGGATCGTGGGCGGTGACCGGGAAACCGTCATGGCATTCGCACACGACATGATCGCCGACCACGAAGACCAACAACGACGCATCTGGCACAAAGAAGACACCAAAGGCACCATCATCGGTGACATGGCCACACTCAACTATGTTGCCTACACCAAACACGCAGACCGTCTCGTCTACGGTCCGCGCGTCGCAACAGTTTTCAAAGCTACCGAGCGCAACCCGTGGAGCTGGTGGAGGCACAAATAAACATGGACCAGAACCTGAAACCCGGCGACGACGTATGGGTTGACTTCGACGGAATCGAACACGAAGGCACCGTCGAGAAAATCCAAGCCGGAGGCTGGGTCAGATGCTCCATCGCCATCGACCCCGAATACGACTACGGCAGCATCACACCACGACTCACACCACACATCACCGTCGCCGTGAAAACCACACACATACGACCAAAGACCTCGTGAACAACGCCCGCCCAGCCGGAGCAACGTGGAGACACACAAATGGGCCTCGCAACCACCACCATCCACCGACGCACCGTGCACAAGCAGTTCACCACGCAGATCGCCTGGGAGAAAGAACTACAGGCATACCGCACGATGCCATGGGCCACGCCCAAACTCATCGACTTCGGGCCCATGTGGATCGAAACGGAACGTTGCACCCCGATCCTCAACCTGCACCCCAACTGGTCCCGGCGCTACGCTGAGCCGCTGTGGGATCTGCTCGCCGCCATCCACGCCGCCGGCTGGTGGCACTGCGACCCCTGCCTGATCAACGTCGTCGTACACCCCGACCGCGGCGTGCTGCTCATCGATTTCGAGAACCTCACCCCGGCAACCGGTGACCGCTCCTACGACATCTACGGCGCACGCGCCGCCGGCGTAGAGCCAGCGTGGCACGGGCCAGGACCAGACGGAGTCCACTGGGGAGGACCGTGGGACACATGCCCCGGACCATACTGGGACCACACATGACCTACACCATCGGCATCGTCGCCCACACCACACGCGCAGAACAAGCCCACCAACTCATGGAAACCGTAGGCGCCGCATACATGAACATCGACAACGGCGCACTCGGATGCGAAAACAACCACCGCAAAGTCTGGCAACACCTCACCCGCCACAACACAAACTGGCTCGTCGTACTCGAAGACGATGCAATACCGTGCAACAACTTCCGCGACCAACTCCACGCCGCACTAACAGCGGCACCCAGCCCAGTAGTCTCCCTCTACCTCGGGCGAGAACGACCCCGCGAATACCAACAACGCATCGCCAAAGCCGCCGACACCACAGCCCACTGGCTCACCTGCCGGCGCCTACTCCACGCAGTCGGCACAGCCATCCACACCGACCTCGTACCCCACATGCTCAACAACCTGCCCAACGGCAAACCCATCGACGAAGCAATCACCACATGGGCACGCCGAGCCGGGCACACCATCGCCTACACCTGGCCCAGCCTCGTAAACCACGCAGACACACCACCAGTCATCGCAACCAGAAACGACAACCAGCCACGACCACCAGGACGCGTCGCATGGCAACACGGCGGACGAGATACCTGGACCACTGACACCCAACCAATCTGATGCCACGAGCACCCAAAGTCTGCCGACACCCAAGCTGCACCACACTCACCACAACCGGCACATGCCCCCAACACACCACACACCGCTGGGGCAACCACCAAGGACGCAAAGTCCCACACCGCCTGCAACAAGCCACATTCCGCCGCGACAACTGGACATGCCAACAATGCGGCCGCCAAGCACAACCCAACACCGGCGAACTCCACGCCGACCACATACAACCCCGATCACGCGGCGGCACAGACACACTTGACAACCTGCGCACCCTATGCAAAGCGTGCCACGCGCCCAAGTCCCGCGCCGAGGCGCACGGGTCGAACACCTGATCGAACGCGGGCCGAAAGTTAGCTGGCGGCCCAAAATGTGCCCTGACCTGCGCAAACGCCGACACGCCCGCAAGCCTCTGACCTGCGGAAACACCCCCCAGCTAACCCCCCCGGGGGGGTCTGCGCGGCCCCGGTAGGCGC